CTAATGATTTTCTAAAATCTGAATAAGGAAGAAATGTTTGCATAATACAAAGATATAGTTTTTTTTTCTTTTATACAAACTTTTTTATTTATTGATATATTTATATGTAAAAGAAATAAAAAATTATGAAAAGAATTATTAGATTAACTGAATCGGATCTTACAAGAATTGTAAGAAGAGTAATTAGCGAATCAGAAAAACCAGCAGCAAAGGATTATTTTGTTAACGAAAATTACACTTCAATGCCAGGAGGAACAAACTTTTATGCGGTAACAAGTGTTGGTGCAGCAACCCCAATTAATGATGCAAAAGGTAAAAGTTTCCAAGTAACAGTTTCAGGTGTTATGTATTATAGTAATAATGGTACATGGCAAAAAACCGGTACCTTCAGTGAAACACTACAACACAGATGTGGTGCCAAATCTAACTTTTGGGCGGCAGAGTGGAATGGTGGTCTTCCAGAAGTAGATACTGGATCTGCAGGATATGTATCAAAAATAGGTGGAGGATTAGAAACAGCGTCAAATACCTACTGTAATTCAAAAGGAGTTAAAAACCAATCAAGTATGGGAATTATATAATAAAAAATTCGATAAAATAAAAAAACCCTCTATGGAGGGTTTTTTATTTTATTAATAGAGTTCTTAATTATTTGTCAAAGATACTTGTATTATTATCGTTGAACATTTCATTGAAGTCTCTTGTATCTACAGAGTATACCCCTTTGTATTCGTCACCATCCTTCCAAATAATTTGTAATTTAGGGTAGTTAGGGTTATCATTCAAGTTGATGATCATTACTTTTTCTGTGATATCATTGTAGTACCCTGTTTTATCTGTTACTGAAAACATTGCAAAATCAGTGTTAGATTTGATCATTTTAATATCTAAAATGTATGTTTTATCAACTACAGAATCATTTTCATCGTAGTCATAAAAATGATGACTTAATATGTTCTTATCAAAATCAAAAGTATACATTTGGAATCCCTCGGTAATAGAATCACTAACTTTGTTTTTGAACGACCCAACAGACGTTGGAGATTCGGTATGATCAATTTGTTTAGTTGAATTAACAAAAATTTGTTTAGTTCCTGCCAAAGGTTGTGATTTTGGTCCTGTGAATACTCCTTTACTAACAAAAGATGAGAAAAGTACTACAGAAAAAAGTACGAAGATGGATTTGATGATTGTTTTCATAGGTCTTTATTTTTTAGTTATTAATTATTTACAATACAAATATATAGCTTTTATTTTAATTTACAAAAACAAAATTTATTTTTTTTTCTTTTTTTTATCCCCACCATATAGATGGGGATTTTAATTGGTGGACCTAGAGGGCTCCGACTCCCTCGTCCGGATCATCTTGTTTAAAAGACGACTACATGTTTAGGTTGGCATTTTCTAATACCCCAAAATATTTGATTTTATCTTGATCAAAAACAAGTATGGTTTGTTCTTCACTATCGTAAACCAAAAACCAATAGACCACTCAATTTCGGGTTTAGTGGTAATCTACCTTAGTCACTCCTGTTCCTGAGCGTATGTGATCCGGCTCGCGTATCCGTAAACTTCTTAAGCTACAGTTACTTCTTGAGTTGAGATTAGACCCAAAGTCTCAAGGTTGTTTAGCACATTGCCATTTAAAATGTGAATCAGTTTTTAACGAGATTAATTCAGTCCCGACATGCTTCTTTTATTCAACCAATGCCCGTCAAATCCAATATAGGCCCCTATATCGTAATTTTATTTTCAAAGAACTTATACAAAGATAATATATTTGTTTTGATTATCCAATATATTTATATAAATATGTTGAGAAAAAAATTTATCTTTGAAACTGACGAAGAAAAAGATGTTGATGAAATGTCTGACTATGAAAAAATCATACGTTTAGCAAAAGGTAGACTTAGTCCTCGTGAAGTTTATTTTGAAGATTCAAACGGTAAAGATTATGGTGACATTATTGAAGTCACTTATGATGGTATTATTTTTACTTTTGATGGTTTATCTGATTATTTACAATTCTTTTTTCCTGAAGAATATGAAGAAGGTAGTGATGGTGAATATGATGCAAGAAATTATGAAGCGATGTATTCAGGAAATTGGTCTTGGTATGAAGAGTTTTACGATAGGGATAGTCAAGATTGGGTAGAAGGGTATGTTACAGAAAGATTTAGAAAAAACCATTTAGAATTAGTTAGAGATATTGCAAGATTTTTATCACCAACGATTTATACAAAACTTTCAAAAGTTTTAGAAGGAAAGGCGGAGTTTGATTCAGAATTAAATATTGAAATAAGAGATTTTTTAGATACAATAAATATTGGTGATGAAATAACAGAGGCTTATACAGATGCAAATCATGCGGCAATTGTAGACGAAGTACCAAAAGGAATTGAAGATACATATTGTGATTGTTTAAGAAATGTTGGTGTTGAAAGATATAGTCAAAAATATTGTTTTTGGAAATATGAAATGGATTGGGCTTCTTGTGTAATGTTATTTGCTCGTTTTGGTACCGACGAAGATAATTTTTTAGATCTACTATTTAATGCAATTAAAAAAGAAAATATTTCACATTTACCTGAGTATTATGAAATGCAGTATCAATTTTGGGACGCCGAAAAATTTGAAAGTACTTGGAATAGTGGTGTTGAAGAAGTATTAGAAAGAAAATTAGAGGATATACAAACTAATACTGAAAATTATAATGAAAAATATAAAGAAATTATAGATAAAGTATCTCAAATTGGAGGAATTAATAATTGGATCTCAACAAAAGATAAAAAATACCAAATTCTTATAGATGTTATAGATCCATCTACAGGTCAAATTACATATAAAATTAAAAAACCAAATGATTGGAGTACTAAGGTAGGAAAAACTGATATTGATGGAATAATTAATATAATTTATAACGAAAAATTATTTAATATGATGGAGCACCTTGATAGATTTTCAATACTTAGAAATAAGACGTTCCTTTAGTATCTCATATAAATACACCAAATCATCATCATTTATAAAAAGTGAATTACCATAAAAAATATCTGATATTGTAATACCATCTTTTTCTTCAATAACATCGATGCTTTCTAATTGATGAACAGGGTAATCCTCAATTTCTTCATCGTCTTCAAATTGAAGTAATGAGTTCATAACTGTTTGTGGTGTATATACAATTGGTTTATATTCATACTTATATTTTTTCAAACCCAATTCTTTAACCATATTTAATCCTGCTGTAATTGCATTTTCAACATCTTCTATTGAAACAAATTCTTGATTTGAATGCATGTTATAATAACCACATGACATGTTGATACAACAAACATCAATTTTCTTTTTTAACTGTGATATGTCTGTATAAGGGTGAGATTGAACAAGCATTTCATTTTTAAATGCATTTTCAATAGCGTCAATTGATTTAATAAAAAATTCACTATCACGTTCAAATAAACGAACTCCCGAGCATATCTCGGAGATTAAGTGATTACCAGGTGCGTCGTATTGTGTGATATACCCGACATCTTGTAAAAAGTTTTCATCACATTTTGAAGAACCGTGACAACCTGTTTCTTCTGAAACAAAAAGACCAATTTTTACTTTATCTAATGTTTTTAATAACTCTAAACAAATAAAAATACCACATTTATCATCACCACCAATACCTGTTGGATTACCGTCTTCGGTGTAAGCTTTTAAACATGGAACCTCATCGTTACCAAACGATTTACCAAATGTATTTGGTCTAATTAGGTTTTCTTCTTTTACTATGATTTTATCTACTTTATGATGAACGGTGTCCGTGTGTGAAATAAACATTGGATAAAATTCACCTTCGTTTAATTCACCTTTAGTTGCATATATATTCATCATACCATCTCGGTAGTAGGAGACGCCTGGAATTGTGTCTAATTCATTACAAAGATATTCTACCATATCTTCTTCTTGATATGTTTTAGAAGGGACAGATAATATTTCTTTGAATTTATTTATGTTCATTTAATTTTTTTATAAAGATAGTATATTTATATAATAAAAACAAAAAATATGAAAAATATTTTATCAAGTTTAAATGAATATAAAAAAAGAAGGATTTTAGAGATGCATACAAATAAAAAATCATTTTTATTTGAGGCTGTTGAAAATAAAACAGTTCAATTGGATTGTGTCGCAAAAACGGTTAATGGTATTGTTGTTAGTCAGGCCGATTTATTGGCTAATTTATGTCCAGCAGCTAAAAATACAACAACCACACAAGCAGGTGCAGGTACAACACCTTTAGATACCTACGTTAGTAACATGGTTGATTGGAGAAGTAGTGTTATTAATGATAAACTTGCTTCTTTTGGGGGATCTAAAGTTAATGTTAGTGGGTCTGACAGTAATAAAATTGTTAGTTCGGTTTATATTGAAATGAAAAACCCGAAAGAGGACCCAAAAATGCAAAATTTAATAGCAACACCTACATATAATTGTGTAGCTCAGGGTACTAATTTAGCGGGAAGCGCACAATATTACGACCTATATTTCAAAAAAGGTAGTCCTGAATATAATGAATTTATGGCCGCTTGTAAATTACAATGTCAGGCATCACAGAAAAAAATACAACAAGTTAAATATACAAAACAATAAATAAATAATATGAAAAGAAAAATTAGATTAACGGAATCAGAACTTTATAGATTAATAAGAAGGGTTATATCTGAACAAACAACAAAACAAGTAACAGTAACTGTTGATTGTACTGCAAAAACATTAGACACAATGGCAATGACAGCACCAATGATTACTAAATACTGTACAGAGACGAAGGGTACAACAACTCAAACATTAGCTCAAGAATATAAAATGACTAGAAAGGATCAAATTATTTTAACAAGAGCCGAATTAGATTCAATTGGCGCCTTTAGTGCTGAGGTTATAATAGATAGTTCTGATAAAGTTTCAGGTGTTTCTTTTAAAATGAAAAAAGAATTAACTAACCCGTCAAGTATGGGTGGTGGTATTGCACAACCTTTTTATTCTACCGCCGATGGTGCAGGACAAGGAACAGGTAGAGTTGCGGGTGGAGTAACACAAATTAAACCGTATGTTGATGCGGGAGTAACGACTGCAGAAGCGGTAAGAAAATTAGGTGAAAAACAAGCTAAGGCTTCCCAAAGCTTTAAATAAAAAAACAATAATAAAAAAAAAGGAACCAATTTGGTTCCTTTTTTTATTTATATAACATTCTAATAACTTCTTTATCTATTTTAGATAATTGTTGTGTTGTGGTGTAACCTTCGTAAAAGATACTATCTTCGTAAGTCCAAGAGTCGTTTGCTAAACCTAACGATTGTGTAATTTCTTCAATTATTGCATGTTTTTTATCTAAAGATGAAACATCATTTCTAATAAAAATTTTTACATTATCGATAATAATAGTACCACTATAACTATAAATTAAACAATACCCATTACAACTAACGTATTGTAACTGATTATAAACATATTTAGAGTTAAAATTATTAAAATCACCAAAATAAACAATTGAATTTGCTTCCGATTTATTTTTTACAATTGTAATTTTTATACTACCAATTAATGTATTTAATTCTGTTATTAGACTTTTTACATTGATTAAATCTTGGTTAGTGTAGTAACCATCCAAATACATTTTAATATCTTTATCCCACTTTGTTATTTTATTAGTATTATCACCTTTCATTTGATCACTACCATAAGCAACCTCATTGAAATAAGATTTAATTTGTTCTTGTGTTTGACAAACAGAAAATAAAGTCATAAATAAAAATAAAGAAAGAATAAAAATTTTCATATGAGTTATATTAAATAATTATAATACAAACTTACGAAAACTTTTTATATCTACAAAACTATTTTTTAAAAAAAGATATATTTATTAATAAAATACAAATTTTATGAAAAATATTTTATCAAGTTTAAACGAATCTGAAAAAAGAAGGATTCTTGAGATGCATTATAGGACATCGGGTAGACATTATTTGAATGAACAAACACCAGACACAACACCAGCATTCCCAACATCCGGTGTTGAAAAGGATCTTAATTTTCCTGTGGATCAAAACATAATAACAAGCCTCAAGGTTAATACTAATGAATTTACAACAAAGGTACGAGTTACTTTTAATCACGATACAGGGGCATCTACCGCAATGTTAGTTGGAACACCTAAAACAGGACCGTCAACGACATGGAAATCGTCATTTGATTGTAAATGTCCTACATCAACTAGTCCAGACGCAGATATAAGTTCAACTTACGGATTTATAGAAAAAACATCTGGTTTTAATGGAACTAAAGAAAATCTTAATGCCAATACTACAGTTTCAGGTCCAATGATTCAAAAATGGATTAAGGAGAGATGTGTTGCGTATTTAAAAGATAAAAAAAAATGTGGACCAGTTCTTGCAACAAGAGGTGAACTGAACGCTCTTTACACAAGGACAACACCAACGGATATTCAACCGGGTGACAGAAAAACAATTTGTACATTTGTTAGGGCAAAACAAGGATTTATTGGAATGGATTACCTTTACGATCAAAGAAAAATAATGGATAATTTTCTAAGTAATATTGCATTTTATGCTCCTGGAACAGATCAAGAAACTTTTGATAACACTAGCTCTCAAGATTTAAGTGATAAAGGAGAACTATTTTGTAAAGGTTGGGGATTATAAACCCAATAAAATAATAAAATTAACCCACCCCAATAAGGGTGGGTTTTCTATTTACGTAAATTAAAATGATTTACAATTAACAATGTTGATTCATTATTTACAATATCATAAAATAAAAGATGAATGTATGAATCGTTATCATCTATATTAAATTTTGCGATAAAACTATAGGATATTTCTTTTTTATTTAATTTTATTTTTGATTCCACTGTAATACTATCATTATTTTTGATAACACTATCAATCTTGAATGTTCTTATTTCTGTTTCAGTATTAGGGTAAGAACTTATTTTAAGTAAAGACGAATCTAAATCAAATATAAAAATTTCTTTTAGTTTTATGTCTTTTTCTGTTTCTGTGTAATCACAAATTGGTGTTTGAAACGAGGACCGACCTAATTTACCATATAAATCAACTCTATATATTTCAAATATGATTTTTTGTGAAAATGAAAAAAAGGATGTGAATACTAATAAAAATAAAAAAAAAGTTTTCATAAATAGTTTATTAAATGATTATAATACAAATATATAAAAACTTTTAATATTTACAAAACTATTTTTTACGTTTTGTTGGTTTTTTTATTTTAACTTCAGTTTTTTTATCTTTTTCGTTATATGATAAAATGAATTTTGAACCTTTTTCAGGGTTGTCACTAATTACTTTATCAGTAACCGCATCATCGACCCACTTTTGAATGGTTCTTTTCAATATACGAGCACCGAATCTAGTGTCAGTACCAACACCTATAATGTGTTTTTTTAATGTCTCATCGACCTCCAATTCAAAATCAATTAAAGAAACTCTTTCATACACTTTTTCAAGTTCCAAATCAACAATTTTTAATAGGTCGGTCTCATTAAGATCTTTAAAATAAATAATTTCATCAAACCTATTTATAAATTCAGGTGCAAACTTTTTAAATAATTCTTTTTCTAATAGAGATTTTATCTCCTCTTCCTTTTTCTCAACTTTTGAATTTGTTGCAAATCCAACACCTGTACCAAAATCTTGAACTATCTTTGTTCCAACATTAGATGTCATTAAAATAATACAGTTTTTGAAATTGATTTTTCTTCCGTGACCATCAGTTAAAAATCCTTCATCTAACATTTGTAAAAATACGTTAAATATTTCAGGATGTGCCTTTTCAATCTCATCTAACAAAATAACAGAATATGGTTTGTTTTTAATTTTATTTAAAAATGGTGATCCATCTTCATACCCAACATAGCCTGGTGATGTTCCTGTGAGTTTTGATGTTGCAATCTTATCTGAAAATTCACTCATATCTAATCTAATAAGTGCGTCTTCAGTATTAAACATATGTTTCGCTAATTGCTTAGCCAACTCAGTTTTACCAACACCTGAATTACCAATTAATAATCCACTAAATATTGGTTTTTTAGGGTCATTTAATCCGACCTTATTTCTTTGTATTGCTTTTGATATTTTTGCAACTGCATCATCTTGACCAATAACTTTTGTTGATAGCGTATCTTTGAGTGTTTTTAATTGTTCTGTCTCATCTGTTGATATTTTTGATATTGGTATTTTTGTAATAAGTGACGCGACATCATATACAATATCTTCTGTAACTTCTCTTTTGAATAAATTTCTATTTTTTTCAAATTCCGCCTTTTCTCTTTCTAAATCATTCAAAACTTTTCTTTCCTTATCTCTAAGATTTGCCGCTTCCTCGTATCTTTGACTGTTTATTACTATAACCTTTTCTTCTTTGATTTCTTGAGCCTGTCTTTTTAAATCTTCAATAATTTCAGGTAATTTTATTTCAACTTGTGATCTAGCTCCAACCTCATCAATAATATCAAACGCCTTATCAGGAAACTCTCTATCTGTGATGTAACGGTCCGCTAACTCAACACATAGTTTTAATATATCATCACTATAAGTTACTTTATGGTGATCTTCATATCTATCTTTTGAATTTTGAAGTATCTGTAAGGTCTCTTCTTTTGTTGAAGGGTCCACCATTACTTTTTGGAATCTCCTTTCAAGTGCACCATCTTTTTCAATATTTTTTCTATATTCTTCTAAAGTAGTTGCACCAATACATTGTAGTTCTCCTCTTGAAAGTGCAGGTTTAAATATATTTGAAGCATCCATCGATCCTGAGGCATTTCCCGCACCAATCATTGTATGGATTTCATCAATAAAAATTATAATATCGGGGTTATTGTATAATTCTTCCATAATCACTTTCATTCTTTCTTCAAATTGTCCTCTATATTTTGTTCCAGCAACAATTGATGTCATATCTAATGAAACAATCCTTTTACCTGATAAATTTTGAGGACAATCACCCTCAAATATTTTCTTTGCTAAACCTTCAACAATTGCCGTTTTACCACAGTTATGTGAAACCACACCATTTGATATGTATTTTCTTTCATTATCTAACACCTCAAGATCAAAAGTATTATGAACACCAATCTCTTCTTTCTCAATAACCTCATGTAGGTTATTATCTTCAAAATAAATTGAGTTTCCAACATTTAAATTTTTTAATCTTAACCAATATGAATCATTCATAAATTCAACAAAATCATTATCACTTGTTTGCCCAACTTCAACTAAATGGTCTTCAGATCCTGAAAGTTCAGACCCGTTTGATAGTTTTATTTTAAAACAATTTTTATTTTGTTTTTTATATAAATTACCAACAAGTTTATAACCCGACGGACTTTTAATTTTGTATGTCCCACCTTCGTTTTTTACAAGGTTAAAAAATTCTTCAATTTTAATTTTCATATTTTTTATTTAATTTTTTTTATTTCACATAGTTTCAATATTGTGACTATCTGCGTCAGAAACTTTTTCAATTTCAATCCAAGTATCGCCTAAAACACAACCTGGTTCACCTAATATAATAGGGTTATTTTTCTTTCTTCTTGAAAGGATTTGTGCAATTCTATTAATCTCATTTTCTCTACCTACAACAGGATCTAATTTTCCTTCTTCAGCTAGTTTTATAAGGTCTCTTGAAAAGTTATCTAAAACAGGGGTTTTAGTTTTTGTTTCTGTTTGTTTATTTTTTGATTTTTCCATATCGTCAAATGATTCAATCATAATAATCTTTTTAATTTTTTATTTGTTTAAAAGTTAATTAAATAAAGACCAATAATCAATATTTTTTATTTTTTTGTCATCATGTCAGATATACTGACATTTTGTCATGTTATAATTTGAAAACATTAAAATTTACTTATTTGGCATTTATTTGGTGTAAAATCTTACCAAAATAAACTTATAAATAAAATAAAATTATGTTTAGTAGAAATTTTGAAAAATTATTTAATGAACTATGGTCATCAGATCCATTTTTTAATGGTGATAATTGGGAAAGAAAAAACTATAAGTCCGAAGATGGTAGTATTTCATTTACTTACATTACAAACAAACGAGGAGGACTGAATAAACAAGATGAAATATCATTATTAAAACAAAAACTTGATATTGCAGTTGATGAACAAAATTTTGAGGAGGCGGTAGAACTCAGAGACAAAATTAAAAATTTAGAGAAAAATAAAGAAGAATTTACAAAACTTAATAAAGAACTAGATGAATGTTTAAAAAAACAAGATTTTGAAAATGCAATCAAATTAAGAGATAAAATTAGAAGTTTAAAATAAAAATGTTCTTATTTTAGTTTTGAACCTGTCCGTGAGGATGGGTTTTTTTTTGATTTATGGTTTTTTTTATTAATCGTTATATTTATTATAAAAAGATAATAAAAAAATAAAAATAACAAAAAAAATTATGAAAAGAGTTATTAGATTAACAGAATCAGATCTTACAAGAATTGTAAGACGAGTTATTAAAGAATCAAAAGGGGTTATAAATGAGGCGTATGAGCCTGGTGCCACATTCGAAGTGGGCGAAATAACATACACTATTGAAGGTAGAGGCACTTTAGGACCTAATGGAGAACAATGTTTTTTCACAATGCAATTCAATGGTGGCGGTAAAAGATATGACGTAAGTGAAAAAACAATCAATAATATTCAAGATGCGAATTTAAAAGCGACTCTTCAAACTATTATGAGAACAGTAAAGAGAGAAATAGGTTGTTAATTTAAGATAAGTAAATTATTTTTATTTGCAAATTTTAAAGTCGTTGAGTTATAATCTTTTTCAAAATAAAATTGTTTTACACTTTTTTCATTCTTATTAAGATTAATAGTTAAACTAATATATATTTTTGATGAGGGGTCTGAAGATCCCTCATTGTATTTTATATTAAATACGTTATAACTAATCGTATCAATTGATAATATTTTATCAACACTTTTGAATTTACCTAGTTTAGTTGTAATTATTTTTTTATCAAAATCAATCATAAAAGTTTGATTTATATCAATATTAAATCCATTACCTAATAAATTTTTTTCACCGACATTACCAAAAGATGATGAAAAATTAAAACTGGAAACAATCACAAAAATTGATTGGGACATTAAATTAAGTGATGCGATTGTAAATAATAAAGTTAAAATCAAATTTTTCATGAGGTTTAATTTTTTAGGTGAATAATTATACTACAAATATAATCATTTTTCTTGATTTAAAAAACTTTTCTAATATTTTTAGAATAAAAAATTATGGCAATTAAAAGAACTGATATTAACGGAACCAAAATTACTTGTGAAATAGAATCAAGTAACCTTAAAACAACTATATACGACACCGAATCTAATAAATTAATAGTGGAGTTCAAAAACGGATTTAAATACGAATACGATGAGGTCCCCCATAATATCTACGCACAGTTTAGATTATCGGATTCCCAAGGTAAATTTTTCAATACCCAAATTGCAAAAACATTCAAATACAAAAAATTAGATAAATAATTTTCACGCCATATTTATATACATGGCAAGTTCTGAAAAAATAATAAATAGTTTTTATCTTCAAGACGAATTTAACCCAAATGTGTGGGATAATTCCGACAATCCAAAAACGGTAAAACTAAAACCTGAAATTAGAGAAAGACTTTTAAGAGTTGCAAATCTTTTTATTGAATTTTTAGATACGGATCTTTTTATTCAAGATGTCATTTTTGTAGGTTCACTTGTTGGTTACAATTGGAGTGAATTTTCCGATTTTGACATCCATATATTAATCGATCTTGATGAATCAGAAAATAGAGAAATGACAGAAGAGTTGTTCAGACTTAAAAAAACAGTGTTTAACGCAGCTCACGACATTTTTATAAAGGGTTCTGAAACGGAATTATATGTACAAGACGCAAATGAAAAAAATGAAAGTCAAGGGGTTTATTCTTTATTAAATGACGAGTGGTTAAAAATACCAAAAAAAGAAAATTTCAAAGTAGATAAGAAAAAATTAATGACCAAAGTTGACCAATGGATGGATATTATTGATGGTGTTTTGGAAAATGCCGAAGATGAAGATATTGAAGATGCTGTTAAACTTGTAAAAAAATATAGAGAAAAATTAAGAAAATATAGAACTTGTGGATTACAAAAAGAGGGTGAATATTCTTATGAAAATTTGGTCTTTAAATTTTTAAGAAGAAACGGTTATATAGGAAAATTAGAAAACTTTAAAAACGAGTTTATAGATAAAAAACTATCTTTAGAACAAGAAAATAAAGAATACTAAATAAATTACTATTTATTGATATATTTATATATAAAAAACTATGCCGACAACTGCTTGTACAGATAATTATTATAACACCGTAGTAGTAGGGTATGTCCCTGGAACAGGTGATACGGTAGGTCAAGTAGTAACATTTACTACACCTAAACCTGAATGGACAGACGCAAATAACCAACAGGCAAAACAGTGTAATGCAGTTGCTCTTGGCGGATTTAATGGACTAAACAATTAAAAAAACAAAAAAATGGCAGATTTAAAACCTTTAGGTAGTGAAAAATTACAAGGTATGGAAAAAATTAACCGTATCATGGAGATTGCTAGATATAAAGAAACACCTAAAAATTTAGTCAACGAAGTTTCATCAGTTGATTATACTATAACTTTGGCTGACGGTAAGACTTATGGTATAGTTAAAGAAAAATTAGGTTATATAATTAAAAGTGGATTGAATGAATCAACAATGGATTATGTTGATATTATGAGACACAGAAAACACTACAGGTCATATTCTGAAGCTATGAAAAAACTAAACTTGATGGCATCTGAAATCAATAGAGTTACAGGTTATGATGAAAATATTTCGTTAATTGGTGAGCAAACTGACTTAAAAAAAAAATTCGTATTAAAACTTCCTAAACCAAAAGCAGATAAACCCGCTGGAGAAACCACACCACCAGCACCTCCTACTGGTGATATGGGAGCACCACCTGCGTCTTCTGAACCCCCTGCACCTCCTGCCGGTGATATGGATATGGGTGCACCACCTGCACCTCCTGCCGGTGATATGGATATGGGTGCACCACCTACTGGTGATACAGGAACACCACCAACAGACGATATGGGATCACCCAATGATGATAACATGGGAATGCCACCAACAGATGATATGGGAATGGCTGAAACACCTCCACCCCCTATGGATGATATAGGAATGGAAGACGAAGGTGAAGAAGAGCCACAAGGACCAACTGGTTTAAAATCAATTCAAAAATTAACAGGTAGATTAAGTCAAAAAATTCGTGCCTTTGAAAAAGAAAAGGGTATGGATTCTCAAGACATTAAATATGTTTTAAATTCAATAATTTCAGCATTAGAACTTGAAAACTTAGACGAAGACGATAAAGATGATATAATCTCTAAATTTGACGAGTCTGATGAGTATGGTGAAGAAGGTGCAGGAGAATTGGATTTAGGAGATGAAGATACAGGTATAGAAGATAATATGGATATGGGTAATGATATGGGAGGTACTCCACCCCCACCACCAGCAAATAATATGATGGAATCAAAAGTAGATAAATTATTAAAATCATACTTCAAAATTTCTGAAAAAGAAAAACCAATTTTAGAAGAAAAGAAAAAGAAAGACTTCTTAAAACAAAAACTACAAAGACTTGATGTAAAAAAAGAATTTGTAAAATTAAGTGAAAGTTTATCACAATTAGAAGCGGCAAACGAATTTCACAAAAAATATAAAAACGCTAAATTTATTGGTAAAACAAATAAAGAAAATTTAGTTTTTGTTGTTGAAGGAAAACAATATAGAATAACACCAAGAGGGAGGGTTATATGAATTTAGTTTATGTTAATGAATTAGGTCCTAACTATAAAGGTGATAATATATATGAGTTTATATTTTCTGATTTAGATGACGTGTGGGGAGATGATTGGGATGCAGAACCGGCATCAGGAAAACCATCACCTCCTGATATTAACTATATAAAAAGAGTTGGGGCATTAAAAAATTCAGAAATTGAGTTAGAATTAATTCAAAACTCGGATTATTTTGGTGTTTACGACGCAATTGACGGTGTTATATCTTTAGCGTGGGAAAAGAGTGATAGTGATGAGATATTAATTAATAAAAGAAAAAGACTTGTTTTTCAATACGGAGAAAGTGTTGAAAGTGTTGAAAACAAATTATATGAACGAGACATCGTATTAAAATGGGAAAAAAACTTAGTACAAGATGAAACATATGAATCCTAAAATGGTTAGACTACTACATGAAGGGTTTTCTATCTCAACTTTAGAAAACTTAACTGAAGGTCAGTTAAATTTGTTGTATGAAAAGACTAAAAAGGTAAAAAAGGAACCTAAAGAGGCCGAACAAGTAACAAAAACTATTACCGCAACAAAATATAAACCCGAAGAAATAGCACAGTTTAAAAATCCTGATGGTTCCTATAGCATACCCCAATCTGAAGGGGAAGTAACGGAAAGAGCAAAATCAAAAAAACAACAACAGTTTTTTGGTATTGTAAGAGGTATGCAAAAAGGAGAAATACCTAAAAAAGGTGAAGCAGGAAAAAAAGCCAAAGAGATGGATCCTAAAGATGTTAAAGATTTTGCGTCAACAAAACACAAAGGTTTACCAAAAAAAGTTGAATCAAAAGAAGGTTCAGAAAAATTTATTCAAAAAGCAACTAAAAAAATAGAAAAAAAAGGAACTGAAGGCAAATTCGGTAGATGGTGTAAAAAAGAAGGTTTGGATTCTGACGGTGAAGTTACTAAAAAATGTATTTCAGCAGCAATGAAATCAGATGATCCTGCGGTTGTTAAAATGGCAAATTTTGCAAAAAACATCGGTGGTTTTAAAGGTTCAGAACACAAGAAAAAAACAGAGTCAAAAGAAAATGTAAAAAAACTTGAAGAAAACATTTTAAGACTTATTGAAGATTATTTACCTCCACATACAACAAAAGGTGAATTATTAAGAACAATTAAAAGTATTAAAAGATAATGAATGTCTTTATCAAGGGAACAAGCCTTATTGGAATACGCCAAATGTGTAAATGATACTCCTTACGCACTTAAAACATATTTACAAACTTACGACAATACACAATCAAAATATGTCCCGTTAGAATTATTTATCGACCAAGTTACGTTAGTAAAGGATTATGATAGTTACGAAGAGAACATCGCATTAAAATACCGTCAGGCTGGTGTTTCTACAGTAACATCAGCATGGGCATCAAAGAGGTTGGTATTTGCTAAAAAAGAAAAACCTGAAAAAATCCTGATAATTGCAAACAAAATGGACACTGCCGTTGAGATGGCAAATAAAGTAAGAGCGTTTGTAGATCAATGGCCGAAATGGATGGGTGTTGGTTTTTCTGTTGAAAAAAACTCACAAAGACATTTTAAACTAACAAACGGTTGTGAAGTGAAGGCGGTTGCAACATCAAAAGACGCTTTACGTGGTTATACACCAACTATATTGATATTTGATGAGGCGGCATATATTAATGCCGACGAAGACTTTTGGTCTGCATGTATGGCGTCTCTTTCAACCGGAGGTAAAGTTATAGTAATATCAACACCAAATGGATTCGACCCAATTTATTATTCTATATATAGTCAGTCTGTTAAAGGTATGAATGACTTTAGAATTACTGAAATGTATTGGTTTAGGGATCCTAGATATTCTAAAGATTTAAAACTCATTAAATGTCGTGATATTGTGCATTATATGTTAAATAGGGCCGACTATAAAGATGAAGAAATAACCATTGATTATGGTAACATTAAAGTTAATGAAAGAAACTTTGAAGAAATTAAACAAAAAATAGAAAATGGTGGGTATAAGGCTTATAGTTCATGGTTTGAGGCCATGGCTAAAAAGTTAAAATTTGATAGAAGGAAAATATCACAAGAACTTGAATGTAACTTCTTAGGTTCAGGAGATAATGTAATTCCTGCAGAAACTATGAAAAAAATTAAAGATAAACATATTAAAGAACCTGAAAATAAATTTATGGGTGGAGTTCTATGGCAATGGAAAGAACCTGTTGCCGATCACCGATATATAATGGGTATGGACGTTTCACGAGGCGATAGTGAAGATTTTACAACATTTACTATTATTGATTTTGATGAAAGAGAACAGGTTTTGGAATATTTAGGAAAGGTTCCACCTGATGTTGTGGCAGAAATTGCATATAAATGGGCAACCATGTATAATGCATTTATTGTGACCGATATTACAGGAGGTATGGGTGTTGCAACATCAAGAAAACTACAAGAACTAGGATATAAAAATTTATATGTCGATGGAGTGAATCCCACAGATAAATGGAAATGGGACCCTAAAGCAAACGAAAAGATACCAGGAATTAATTTTAATTCCAAAAGAGTTCAAATTGTTGCGGCATTTGAAGAAGCGTTAAGACACGATTTTGGTGTTAGGTCTCAAAGATTATATAATGAATTAAACACATTTGTTTATGTAAACGGTAGGCCTGATCACCAAAAAGGGCAACACGATGATTTGATTATGTCATTAGCAATGGCTTTATATGTTGCAGAAACATCTTTTTCAAAATTAGAAAAAGCAACGGAACACGCAAAGGCAATGATTGATTCGTGGACAACGGATAAAAATGAATATAAAGATTCCTCGGCCAATTTTAATCCCGGTTTACCTGTTATGACAGGATTACACGAATACTCTAGTGGTCAGGTTAGTAAAAGTGATTATGAAAAGTATTTATGGTTATTCGGAGGAAAAAGAGTTTAGTTTAATTTTTATCTGACTATTTTTAAAATAAAAAAAATATGGCACAAGAAAAATATACGGTTTGGCAAAGGTTAGGTAGAGTGTTCGGTCCTAATTCAACAATGGACCAACAACCACCTGTTTTTAAATTCGATAAAAAAGAATTATTAAAAACAACAAACAAGCAAGAATATGAAACTGAAAAATTACAGTCTCAACAAACAATGTACATTGGTAAGCAATGGCAAAAAGTAGAAAGTAATTTATATCAACAAGCGGTTTATTATGAACCAACAAGAATGGCGTCATATTATGATTATGAATCTATGGAGTATACTCCTGAGATTTCTGCCGCTTTGGATGTATATGCTGAAGAATCGACTACACCTGACCAAGATGGTTATATTTTAAGAGTCTATTCAGAATCGAAAAGAATCAAACAAGTGTTAACAGATCTTTTTACAAATAAGTTAGATATAAACACTAATTTACCTATGTGGATAAGAAACACATGTAAATTCGGTGATAATTTTATTTATTTAAAATTGGACCCTGAAAATGGTGTTGTAGGTTGTCAACAATTACCAAATATCCAAATAGAAAGATTGGAAAAGGGTATGAGATTCCAGCCCGACAAGTATTCACAAGAAATGGAAAATGATGCGTTAAAATTTGTTTGGAAAGAAAAAAACATGGAATTCAACACATGGGAAATTGGCCATTTTAGAATTTTAGGTGACGATAGAAAATTACCATACGGAACTTCAATGTTAGAAAAAGCGAGACGTATTTGGAAACAATTACTTCTATGTGAAGATGCCATGTTAATATATCGTTTATCGAGAGCACCTGAAAGAAGAGTTTTTAAAGTATTTGTTGGTAATATGGATGACAAAGATGTTGATGCATACGTACAAAAAGTTGCAAGTAAATTTAAAAGAGACCAAATATTAGATTCAAAGACAGGTAATGTGGATATGAGATATAATCAAATGGCGGTTGACCAAGATTATTTTATTCCTGTTAGAGATCCAGCAGCATCAAATCCTATAGAAACATTGGCAGGTGCTGCAAACATGGCAGAAATTGCAGATATCGAATATATTCAAAAGAAATTAGTTACAGCATTAAGAATACCTAAGGCTTATTTAGGTTTTGAAGAAGCGGTTGGTGATGGTAAAAATTTATCATTATTAGATATTAGATTTGCAAGAACAATTAATAGAATACAAAAATCTATGATTGCAGAATTAAATAAAATTGCAATTATACATTTATTTTTATTAGGATTTGAAGATGAATTAACAAACTTTACATTATCATTAAATAACCCATCCAAACAAGGTGAATTATTGTCATTAGAGATTTGGAAAGAAAAAATAACACTATATAAAGATGCGACCGCAGAGATTGCAAAATCATTATCACCTGTTTCAGCATCTTGGGCTAAAAAACATATATTAGGATTTTCGGATGAAGAAATCAGATTAGATGTTCAACAACAAAGAGTCGAGCGAGCAGTTTATGCTGAGTTAGAAAAAACTGCAGAAGTTATTACAAAAACAGGTTTATTTGATAATATCGACAAACTTTATGGTAAAAAAGAGGGTGAACCTGCGGGAGATGCCGCCGCAGCAGGTGCACCACCTGAAGGAGGGGCACCACCACCACCTGAATCAGGAGAAGAAGCACCACCACCACCTGCAATGCCAACAGAAAGATTAGTTAGAAAAGATTTAGATTTATTATTAGAAGAAACCTTAATTAGTGGTTCTGACTACATGGATTTATCTAAAGGAAGACTATCTTTGGACTTAATTGATAAAAAATTGAAAGATTTAATCGATAAGTAATATTTATATATAAAAAATATTATGAGTACTTTTGGGAACATCAAAACAAACATAGAAAATACTGCGGTAGAATTGGCTAAAAAATCAAGTTTTAAAAGATTTATTAGTGAATTCAATTGGTTAGTTTTAAAAAATAAAGACCTTTCTGAGTTATACTACATTTATGATGATTTATCATCTAAAAACGGAATATCGGAAGACATTGCAAATGAATACATCAATGAATCTATAGAATATTCACAAATATTAATAGAAAATCAAACAAGAAACATTAACCAATTAAATCTTTGGATTAACTCTTGGAATGAATCAATAGAAAATAATTACTCAGACATAGACAATGCAATTTATAAAAATGGGATAAAAAATTTAGAGTCAATTTTAGAATCCAAAAAAAATATTAAAAATATTATAACAAAAGAAGAAAAAATAAAAAACATTACTAAAAGTGTAAAAATACCAATTTCTTCTATGGTGAAAATTGCTAACCAAAATTTAAAAAAGGAAGTTGAAAATTTAAATGAAAACGATAAAAAAGAATTACAAGAAGTTTTAAATTTAACTAACGAGGATTTAAAAGAAAATTTCAATAACTTGAAAAAAGTGGTGTTGGAAAATTTGAAAGGGTCTATTAACGAATCAACTGATAGTGATTTACAAAACACCATAAATGAAACAATTAATAAGATTAAGGAATCTAAATGTAGTCATTATGATTATTATAAATTAAAAAAATTAAATTCAGGATTATGATAAAATTTTTCAAATCATTACTCGGTTCGGGCACCCAAACACTTTCTTCAAAAAGATTTACAGGAATTATTTGTGTTATTTCGTTAGTTATTGCACTATTTGTTTCTATGTTTTCTGGAGGTAAATATTGTGCTAACGACGGATTGGTTGAGGTAGTTGGTTTATTAGCATTCGGGTCTTTGGGATTAACCTCAACAGAGTCTATTTTTGGAAAAAAATACGACAGTGATAAAAATCAAGAATCCAATTGATTCTTTTGTTTATATTTTGCTTTTTTAATCTGAGCCCTTCTTTTTACGGAGGGTTTTTTATATTCTTGTCTTTCTTGTAGTTTTTGAATTTGTTTAGTTTTATATATTTTAAATTTATATAACTTTAAGGCCTGCTCAATCGACTTTTCATTTTTTACTTCAACTATAATCATAAATTTTTTTGGTTTGAAATATAAATATAAGTAATTTTTCAAATTTTGACAACATATAAAAATTTTATTATAATTGTAAAAAACATAAACTTGTAAGGTATGAAAAATGAAAAAAGGAAAAACATCAAAATTAAACATTTTTGATGATGCAAAATGTCACTACGGAACAGTGGACTCAAAAGAATTAAGATCACTGTATATAGTATTACAAACATGGGTAGAACCAATAGTCGATGGGGAAAATTGGACAAAAATAACAGGATTAATTAAAAGACAAATTTTACACACATTATTGGAAGTCGTTGATTTTACAACTTTTGAAAAAAAACAAATAGTTGATTTAGATTTAAGAACAAGCGGAATCCAAAGAAACAAAAAAAGTTTTTTAAACTTAGAAATTACATTATTTGTTCATAATAATAAAACAGATTTTAAATCACTAATTTTACGTTCAAAATTAAAAAAAATCATATCATCAGTATATCATGATGATTTAAAAAAATCAAAGTATTTTACTTTAAGCCTTACAAAAAATAAAGAAACACAATTAATATAATATTTATCATAAAAAACATTATGAAAATATTAGGACCAAATGATACAGGTAAGGGCATCCTTGTCGAATGGGATGCCGGAGTTATTAACCCACATGAATATAGAAACAGGCAAGTAATAAAAGAATCTTACGGTCAGTTAGACTATTCTAAACCCTTTGTTTTTTATGCAACTTTACAAAAATACGGTGTTCCAAATAGAAACGGGAGAATATACCCAAAAAAAATTCTTGAAAGGGAAGCAGAAAAATATAAGGAAATGATTAATCGCGGTATGTCGATATCCGAACTTAACCACCCTGAATCTTCACTTATTGATTTAGATAGGGTTGCACATCTCATAACCGACGTATGGTGGGAAGATAATATATTAATGGGTAAAATTAAATTATTAACTTCACCAGGCTTTCATGAAAGAGGTATTATTTCATCTAAAGGCGATGTTGCGGCAAATATGATGAGACAAGGTGTAACTATGGGGGTCTCTTCTCGTGGTGTCGGATCACTAGTCAAAAAAGGGGAACAAAATGAAGTTCAGGATGACTTTGAATTGATTTGTTTTGACTTAGTTTCTTCTCCGTCAACACCTGGAGCATATCTTTATTTAAATAAAGAAGATAGACCAAAATATGAAGAAAAACTTACTGAGCACGAAAATATAGAAATTTCATCAAATCCTTTAGGTAAATCTGTTGACTTAATGAGAAGATTATCCGATTATTTGGATAAATAAAAAAATTGAATTATGGATGAAAAATATTTTGTAGCAAGAGTAACAACCGATATGGTCGATGAAAACACAGGAAAAGTCAAAAAAATTAAAGAAGAAAAATTGGTTAGAGCCTTTTCACCAACAGACGTTGAAGCAAAAATCACAAAGGCTTATGAAACTTACAAAATGGATTGGAGAATTACTGCGGTTGTAGAAAGTAAAATTGATGAAGTAATCGAATAAAAAAACTAAAAAAAATATAAATTGTTTTTCGAGGTGACCTTACAGTCACCTTTTTTATTTTATTCTATTTTTTCTAAACCCCTAACTTTTTACAACATTGATATATTTATTGATAAATAAACGATTAGCGTAATGCAAATTTATTGAAGAACATGGAAAATAGTAAATCGATAGTTGAAAACACTTTATTACAAATTAAAGCGGTTGAAGATGCTATCAGCGAAAACGCAAAAGGAATACTTGCTTCAACAATGAAGGAAGAAATCAGCGAACTTGTAAGAGAATCATTAGGTTCTAAAAAAAGAAAAATTCGCGAACAAGAAGAAAACGAACCTGAAGCAGAAGTAGATGCTGAGGTTGAAACTGAAGAGGATCCGGAAGGAACAGAAGAACCTGAAGTTGATGTCGATGTCGATGTTGATGATGAGGGTGAAGAGCCTATGATGGGTCAAGAACCTGTGATGGGTGATAATGAGATGCCTCCGTTAGATATGACATCTGCACCTATGAGTGACGTACTTAAAGTATTTAAAGCGATGGGTGATCAAGATGGTATTATTGTTGCCAAAGATGAAGACGATTTTTATCTTAAAGATGGTGAAAATGAATATATTATAAGAACGGGAGCCGATGAAACAAATACTCAAACACAAATGGGACAAACGATGGCAGAGAGTGTTTTGTATGAATTAGTTTTGAATGAAGATTCAGTACCTCAAGCAGATTTTAATGAAGATTTAGATACGTTTGGAAGTGATTTTGAAAATTTAGAAACTCACATAGAAGAAGACGATTCAATTTATGAATTAAATTTTAATGAGGGTGAAACTTACGAAGAAGTAGATGGCGTTTCTTGGTACGAGGATTTAGGCGAAGAAGAATACAACGAACAAAAACGAGATTCTATGATGTCTGAACAACCTAATGTTCCACCTACATACGAAGTCGATATGGACGAATTAGCAAATGTAATGGAATCGTTCAAGGATAAAGGAATTGGGGTGGGTAAAGCTAAATTTTCTTACGAAAAACAAAAGGGAGGTTTTAAAGAAGACAAAAAATATGCTGGAAAAACATCATCTAAAGGTCCTAAATTTAATTACCCTAAAATCAAACATGGAGTTACTGAAACTGAAATGGATGAGGAGGAATTCGAAGGATGGGACAGAGAAGAAAACGAGGGTATGATGATGGAACCTAAAGAAGCATCAAGAACTATGACATATAGAAGGAGAGCTGAAAGAGGTAGAGTGACCGCACCTAAACAAGTAAGAAAAGAGTCAGTAGATGTTGAATTAAATTTATTGAGAGAGAAAAATGAAGAATATAAAAAGGCTTTAGATTTCTTTAGAACTAAATTAAATGAAGTTGCGGTCTTTAATTCAAACTTAGCATATTCCACAAGATTGTTCACAGAACATTCAACTACAAAACAAGAAAAAATAAATATTTTAAGAAGATTTGACGGAGTTGAGTCTTTGAAAGAATCAAAAAACCTTTACCAATCAATTAAAAAAGAATTAGATGGAAATACTAATGTTGGTGTTGTGACTGAATCTATACAGAGAAAAGTTGTTAAAACACCACAAACAGGTTCCGCAGCTAATTTAATTGAAAGTAAAACTTATGAGAATCCACAATTCTTGAGAATGAAGGATTTGATGACAAAAATTAAATAAAAATAAACTTTTTTAAAAAACTGTATATTTATATACATAAAATAAAAAAAATAAACTCTAATTAAAAATAAAAAAATGGGAGCATTATTAGAATCAGGTCTTGTTGGTAACATAGGTTTGAAACACCTTAAAGTTATCAAAGAAGATACAATTAACAAATGGGATAGATTAGGATTCCTAGACGGTCTTAAAGGACACGTTAAAGAGAACATGGCACAATTATATGAAAATCAAGCATCTCACCTAATTAACGAAGCGGCTGCGACTGATAGCTCAGGTTCATTTGAAACTGTAGTTTTCCCAATCGTAAGACGCGTATTTTCTAAATTATTGGCTAATGATTTAGTATCAGTACAAGCAATGAACTTACCTATCGGTAAATTGTTCTACTTCGTACCTAAAATTCAAAGTTATCAAGCGGCAGGATCAAACTCTATTGATCATTATCCACCAATCGGCGGACCAACTTCTCCAAATTCAGATCCTACTCAAGGGTACACTGACGGAAGTAAAAACCTTTATGATAGATTTTACGAAGGAAATGAAGCCGGATTAGATCCTGCAGGTCTTTTCGATTATTCAAAAGGTTCTTATACTGCTATTACTTCAACCGCAGTACAAACAGTTGCATGGTCTAACGGTTCTTTAGTACAATCAGGATACACAACAGGTGAATATAGAAAAGTTCTTTTAGCACTTTCAGGATTTTCTTCAGCAGGTGCTGGAAAACTTATCGGACCTGATGGTCAAGAAATGGATAACGAAGCGTTCCTTTCAGACTTAACTATCAACGCTGTAAGTTCTGGGGCGTTCTCAGGAGCTGGTTCAGGTAACCTATTATTTAGAGTAGTAACTCAAAAATATGGTAAAGGTATCGTACAATATGGTTCTCAAGCAACTACAACATGGTCTTCAACAGGTAATGGAGGATCTTATGATGATATTTGTGACCAAGCAGGTATTATCTACTTAGAAGTTGATTTACAAGTTCCTTGTTCAATCGGAGCAAACTCTTTAGATGGTTACTCAGGTTTAACTACAACTGTCGCTGGTACAACAACTGCAGGTTCTCAATTTGAAGCAACTTATAGAAGATACAAAGAATTGGAATTTGAAGACAAAATTGGTGAAGTTTCTTTTGACCTTGAGTCAGTTACTGTTTCTGTTACAGAAAGAAAACTAAGAGCGCAATGGTCACCTGAATTGGCACAAGACGTTTCTGCATTCCATAACATCGACGCTGAGGCTGAATTAACAGCTTTATTGTCTGAACAAGTGGCAGCAGAAATCGATAGAGAAATCTTGAGAGACCTTAGAAAAGGAGCAGCTTGGAACCTAAGATGGGATTACAACGGATGGAAAAGAGGTACTGCTTCTAACCCATTAACTCAATACACACAAAAAGATTGGAATCAAACTTTGATTACAGCAATCAACCAAATTTCAGCACAAATCCACAAGTCTACATTAAGAGGTGGAGCTAACTGGATTGTTGTTTCTTCTGAGATTTCTGCAATCTTTGATGATTTAGAATACTTCCACGTATCTAACGCGTCTCCTGAGCAAGATCAATACAATATGGGTATTGAAAGAGTTGGTACATTGGCAGGAAGATACCAAGTGTATAGAGACCCTTACTTCCCACCAAATACAGTATTGTTGGGTCACAAAGGTTCTTCATTGTTAGACACAGGGTACGTTTACGCACCGTATGTTCCTCTACAATTGACACCTACTATGTATAACCCATTCAACTTCACGCCTATCAAAGGTATTATGACCAGATACGCTAAGAAGATGGTAAATAATCGCTTCTACGGACGAATTACCGTTGATGGTGTTAGAACGTTTGATTTAAGAGAATTGAGATAATCAAAATCTTAAAATAACCTACAAAGGAGACAAGATATTGTCTCCTTTTTTATTTTTTTATATTTACTATATGTTTTTTGGTAAAATGTATTATATTTATAATTATGAAGAAAATAGAACTAATTAAAGAAGAAATAGATAAAATTTTAAAAATGTATAATGAAGAATTATTTGGTTCTCACACTATTTCACAAAAAACGGGCATTAGTAAGCCAACAATCTTAAAGATTTTAAAAGAAAATGGTGTTATTATGGGCCCATCAGGTAGAAGAAATATTGGGGGTAAAAAAGTTGCAGATAAAAAATGGAGGGACAAAAATAAAGATTATATGTGTAATAAATCCAAAAATTGGTACGAACAAAACAAAGAACACAGAAAACAATATTTAAAAGAATACCGTGAAAAAAACATAGACAAAATTCGTGAAACAAAAAAAAACTACGAAAAAATACGTAAAGCGACTGATCCAATTTATAAACTAATATCCAACTTCAGAACGGCAATCTATCAAGTATTAAAAGAAAACAAAGTCCAAAAAAAAGGACACTATTTTGACATACTTAAATATTCGCCAGAAAACTTAGTAGGACATTTAGAAAGTAAATTTAAAGATAATATGACTTGGGACAATTATGGTGAATGGCACGTAGACCATATAAAACCAATATCATCGTTTCAAATAACAGAAATTGGTGATAAAGAATTTATGTCTTGTTGGTCGTTAGACAACCTTCAACCATTGTGGAATAATGATAATATCCGAAAATCAAATAAATTATAATAAAATTAATGTGAATGAATAGATGGGATATGTTTGAAAGGTTGTTTACATCGGTAATTGCGGTAGCTCAACCTTTCATCATTTATTTCCTATACGGTGACAATCAAGCAATATCTAGAGTATGGGACACACCATTACAACCTTTATTTATTATCACAAACGCACTTGTTAGTTTTTTCTTTTTCAAATTACCAAAATGGAGAATACCCGCAACACTACTACTTCTTTTAACTTCTTTTTCTGTTACTGACCATTTTATATTACATAATATTTTTGCAATACTATTTTTTATTTTCTCTGCAGTTTCTTTATGGAGTATAAAAAAGTTTAGATATTATTTTTTTATATTTTTAATGTCTGCAATTTTTTTATTTGACGGATTATTTTGGGCTGAGACTTGTGGTATAATATCATTAGTATTTTATCATACACATTTGACCATATATAGATATTTATTAGAAAAAAAAAGATGAACGTCAATAGAATAGTTAAAGGTATAATAAATGAATTAACCTCATCAAGGTATGGTGGTTATTATAATGGACCACTAACTATGGGTGAAGTTTATTGGGACAAAGAAGAGTTGGGTCCATTTACTAAAAAAGTTTCAGATTTTTTTAATTCGGATTTAGAGTATGATAGTTATGACGGTGCAATGGATTCACATAAAAAAAACTCTAAAAAATTAGAGTCAAAATCACGTAAAATTTCAAAATACAATAAAACACACAAACAACTTAGTGACGAAGAAGGCGGAATAGTCAATCAAACACCGGGTAAGGGTAAAAGAATTGTTCCGGTTAACGAATGGGTTAATTTAAACAACATACCATTAAATGAAGATTTGGCCGTTTGGTTTGGTAAAAAGAAAAAACCCAAAGGTTCAAAACAACCAAAAGGACCTTGGGTTGATATTTGTAGAAAAGTTGACGGTAAACATCCACCTTGTGGTAGGTCTGACGCGAGTACTGGATCATATCCTAAATGTAGAGCGGCAGGAGTTGCCAGTAAAATGTCTGATTCACAAAAAAGATCGGCTTGTCAACAAAAAAGAAGAGCGGAAAAAAAAGATACACAATCAGGAAAAGGACAAAAACCTGTGATGACATCTTACAAACCGAAAAAGACCCAAAAAGAATCCATAGATATTATTGTAAGAAATATTTTATCAAGTCTTTAACAATAAGCCCCTGAACAATGTTTTTTACCATCTAAACCTTTAATTTTTCCTTTACATACTTGAACGGCATAACCATTTGCATAGGCGCTCGGGTACACATCAAATTTTGCTTTAGCTGCCGATTTACCTCTAGCACAAAGTTTAGTTCCTGTTTTTTTACGACCTTCTTCAATCATGTCCTCATCTTCCTCTTCTTCGTATTCATTTTCACCTTCTATTTCGTTTTTTAAAAAATCGAAAACTTGATCCATATTATTTTTTGCTTCAGCAATATGGTCTTGCGCCCAATCATGACCATCATCTAAAATAGATTCAATTTCATCTTGATCCATGTCCAATAACATCTCACACTGCCTTTTAATTTGTTCTAAATTTGAAAAGAACATGTATCTACTTGAGTGTTTTTTTTCTTCTTCTCTTAGCACTTTTCTAATAATTTGATTTATATTCATATCACATTTTATTTACTATTTGGAACTGAAGTTCCCTTTTATATGTATCCACATTTTTATCTGTGTTAACTTTAATATCCACATAATACTCGTTTGGTATTTTATCTCTCGTGTCAAATACAAAATAATACCCGTCAGGTGTTTTATTAACCTTTGTCCATTCTTGAACTTGTACTTCGGTATTTGCGCCTTCTTTGACGTATATACGATAATAAACGTCAACACTTTCTAAAACTTGAGATGAGGTGTAGGCCTGTTTAATAGTCAAATTAACTTTTCTAATATCGGTATTTAATACTTTTTCATTTTGTTTAATCCCACCTACATTGAACCCGAATATTTTAGGTTTACTCGTTGTAGTCCCTATCTGGTAATTACCGTTTGTTTTCAAAACTGCAAATTCATTTTCTACATCATCCAATGATGTACCGTTAATTGATAACCCTCCCCAAACGTCATTAAACAAACAAGGAATACTATCTGAAGTTAAATTATTAACATTAACTTTGTATACTCCTTTTGTGACTAAACATGTGGTAAGTGCGGTAAATCCACTAATCTCATCACCATTAGAATCTAATATATCTACTGTGGGTAATGAGTCCAAATTTATTGGATTTCCGTTTTCATAAACGTATAAATATAAATTATTATTTGAATTGGCGTAAAAACTATTTCTATCATCATTTATATAATCATCATATGTTGTTTCTAAAAAGGGTTCATAAAATGTTTGGGTGTGAGGAGAGAAAAAACCAACAGAGTAATTTTCTGTTAGACCTGAAATATTTTCAACTTCAGGATAAAATGCAATACCCCATCCTGTAACCCCCGTAGTACCACCACTTAATATTGAATTTATTTCATTTGTCATATCGAACTCAATATCTTCATCACCAAATTCAAAATGTTGTGTATCTACAATTGTAAGTGCCGAGTAATTAACACCACTCCCTGTTACGGAATTTTCATTATTATAAATACCGTTAGTTGACCACCCACTTATTGTTGTTCTTTCAAACCAGTTTGAAGGTCTTTGGGAAAAAGATCTATCATTCAAGTTAGTTACACCGAAATCATAATAATCGTAACCAACACCCGAATCCCAATTTTGTGGATTTCCTGTCGATCCTGAAGTTTTAGGTATTCTAAATAAAATTAAATCAAATGAAGTTGCTCTTCTTCTTCCTTGTGAAGTTTTATCATTGAATAACTCTTTATCAAAAAAAGAAGTATTTTTCATTTTTAAAGAGTGAGTTAAACCACTATAACCATTACAACTAAGGGATATTGTATTGTCTGTTATTTTTTCATTCAAAATTGTTAAATCAATATTGAAAATATAACGACTATACCCCAAAGGAACTGCAACGTTATCAACCCTACCATAAAATAATTCAACAATGGGATTTCTTCCCGTGTTAGTGTAGGAATTGTCTATTAATGTGTTAGATTTATTAAAATAGGATCTATGTATTGACATTCAAGTATTTTTATTATAAATACTTAGTTAATCCGAATATTACTATTTAAAACTTTTTGATATGCTTCTTGCATTTTTTTTAATACATCATCTGTTGAAATACTTGAAGACCTACATATAGGACTTGGTGGTAACATCGGATATGGGTGATCGTGAGTTATTAAAAAGTTTACAATTAATTGTAATAGTTCCATCAATTCCTCACCCCTAACTGTTGATGATGTATTTGGTGAAATTATATCATTAAAAGTATTACCCGTTATTCCATAAATCGTACCATTCAAATTTATCGGGTCTTTACCTGGTATTGTACTTTTATGACTCAATAAAAATAATTGGTCTGCACCTAAAGTAGCTACCGTATTATCTCCTTTTACCACCGTGGCGGGTACTACAATTTCTTGTACTTTATTAAAAGGCTCAGGTTGTTTGAAATTTTTATAAACATCACCATAACCGGGTGTTAAATCTGTTGCTGTTACAATTGTTGAGTTTATTAATCTCGACATATTATCAACAGATATTAAATCAATATTACCCGATAGATTTGATAATACATTTCTTATTTGTTCACCAGGTCTATAATAAAAAGGAAATTGTTGATCTTTTTGTATATTACAAAAAGTAGGATCATCGTGAAACTTTCTTACTGTACCAACTATTAATTGAACAAATTCTTCAAATGTTTTTGCTTGTATGTTCAAATTATATACAATACCATATGTGCTTTGTCCCGATAATTTGGTGTCATAATCGAAAAAACCAACTTGAGTCTCAAAAGAGTTGTTTGAGGGTAATTGAATTATTCTAACTCCTCCACTGAAAACATCTACTTGGGTGTTCATGGTTGTACAATAATATTCTATTAAAAATTTTAATTGATCTTTTCTATCTACCAATTTAGTAAAAGATTGTGGTTCTCCGTATTTTACTGTGTCGGTTAATTTAGAAAGTTGTAAAAACGCTCTGTTATTATTAATTACAGGTATTTCACCCCTCTGATAATCAAAATGTTTACCAGACCTTAATAATACATCATTTTGTTTGATTATTAAATCAGAATTACCCCTACCATTTATTGATATATCTATTGGTTCAGAAAATACACCAGACTTAGATGGGTCTTTATAAGTTCCGTCAATGTTTTTAATATTTGGGACACTTATTGGTGAATTTTCATATCCGTCATCTAAATGTATTTTTGATGATCTAAAATCTTCACCTCCGATATACAAAGGGGAAGAGAAAGGTGCAGACATGTAAAACTTATTTCTACCCGTTGTTCTTTTTCTATCAAAGTAAAAAATCATCACCCTATCTCCTGGTTTTGGTACTTGATTGATAAAATAAGGTAAAAACGGTAAATGAACCCAAGGATCTTTAGGTGACCAATTCCCAATTGTTTCCTTATCGGAATCAGGTTCCCATCCACTTTTTTTTGCAGACTTTTCTATTTGTTCAATATTTTTTAGATTGATTGGTTTTATCCTTGCTCTACCTAACATTAAAGGGTCTTCATTATTAACACAAACCCCCCAGTAGAAGTTTTGTGTCATATCTTGTGAAAACGAATCTGTGGTTTGTATTTCTCCTTTAGACATTTTTTGTTCTATTATTTATTTCATCCAATAATTTATTATAACTACTTTCTGTCGAATCTAAATGGTGTGTTAATTTCATAATTAAAGATTTAGTCTTTTCGAAGTCTTCAGATAGAAATTTTAAAGCACTCGTTAAATCTTTATTAGATTTATTTTTATAATTTTTTATAATCTCAATTAGTTCTTTCGTTTTCATATTAATAAGATTTTCCCCATCCTTTTGTTGGTTGGGTAGTCCCCGGTCCGGCACCAAATGGTGGTACAATTACTTTCAATGGCGGTATTAGAATTTCAGTTCTACCATTTTGTTTATTTTCTTTACTTTGTCCCTTTATTTTAGATTTAGTAAACAAATTCATTAAATTTGGTGTTCCGTCAGGATTATCGTCTGTTGGTAATCCTGCGTTTTGTAAATTCTCTATTACATTAGCATAACTTCTTGTGTCAGACGCTCCACCCAAAAATTGTGCACCAGCTAGTGCAAATAACGGTAACCCTAAATTAAACTGACTGAGACCCAAATTTAGTAATTTTAATAATTCATCTAAAACACTTTTACAGTTTCTGTAATCAATCACTGCCTGACCAACAACAAAAAGAATGTAAACTATATTTGCATACATTGAAAGTTGTGTATCTTTTGCTTCTTTTGCAATATCTAAAAGGATACTCTCAACTAAAAGTTTAATATTTTTCTTAACTAAAGAAAAAATTTGTTCTATGAAAATGGCAATAACTCTTCTTATAAAACATAGAAGAAATTTTTTAAATTTTTTAAAAAAATCAGTTACGTCCTCAAATAATTCGTTTAAAAATGCAGAACCATTAGAAATTATCGCCTTTATCATTATTATAAACCCTAACATTACTTTTGGTGTTAAAATTGCTTTAACTAAATTTGCCGGTAAGTTCAAAAGAAATTCTAATAATAATGATTCGTTAATATCTATATTTGGTCCTAAAAGTTGTTGCCATTTTGGATCTTCAGAGATGGAATCAATACCTTCAAAGAATTTATTTATTTTTTCTTGTGCCTTATTTTCTTTAATTACGTCGTCTAAAATTTGTGTGGTTGCCTGTACATTGACAGGTAAATTAACCTCATCGCAATCTTTAAATGTTACTAAACCATTAACTTTTAGTTCTGTTTTAAAATCAATTTCTAATAAATCTTGTGGCGAAAGCTCAAAAAAAGAATCATCGATTAAATCCAAATCACTTAATTTACCACTACCAGATATATCTATTTTTTTTGACGGATCAGAACAAATACCCATTAATCTTTTAACAAATTTTATAAATTTTTCAAGATCACTTAATTCATCTGCTGGTGTGTTTAACCCTATTTGTATTGCTCCCATAAGTTGGGACATAATGGATTGTATTAATCCGTTTAAATCAAATATTTCAATACTACCAAAATAATCTCTTAAAAAATCACTAATTTTTGTTCGATTTAATGATTGATTTAATAATGTTATTTTAAAATAATCATCATATTCTGTTAAGTTAGTAGTCGGGTTTGTATATTGGTTTACATATTGTATGTCAAAAAGTTGAGCCCCTGATGATCCAATATATGATTGTCCATACTGTTGTTGAAATGATTGTGGAGAAATTAATCTATTATAAAGTTCTCTATTCATTGAATAAGGAACTTGACCATTTTGAGTGGTTTCAAACTCATACATATATTTACCATATTGATCATCAGGAGAAATCTTTAAAATTTTAAACAAGTCTAAATGTTTTAATTTTATATAGATGGGTATATTTACCATATCTTGGTACGATTGTTCTTCAGAACAACCAATAGTGTCAGTAATACATTCTATAAAAATATCAGTGAATTTTGCTTTAGTATTTTCTACCGCCAATAAAAAAATATTACCTAAAATTTTACTTGTCTTTAGGTTTCCTATTCTTCCTGATTTATTTTTGGATTTTTTTCTTGAATTTTCTCCTGACTTTTCTCCATAACCTATAGTTGTTTTATATAAATCAATTAATGATTCATAAAGACCTGGTTCTTCAGAACTTCTTTTTTTATTTTTATTTTTTTGTAAATCTTTTAATTTTTTCTTAACGTCTTTACTGGTCAATGTATTTTTTTCTTTTGTTTGATCCTTCTTTCTTTTTTTTTCTGATTGATTATTTTGCACAACGGTTTTGTAAGCGGAAACCTTACTTTTTATGTTATCTAAATCATTTTTATTATCCAATCCCATAATTAAATTTTGTAACCATCGCTAAACGAATCTTTATTTAAATCTTTTTGTATCAAAGTCTGTAATAAACTATCATCAACATCAGATAAAGAAAAATCAGAATCTTTATCACTGTTTTGAGATTTTTCCCAAATTGAGGATTGTAGTTTTGATAAACTCAACTTTTTTTCTATTGTGTCGTTAATTATTTTTTGTTGTTCCTTTATAACGGGACCAATTAATGTCATGTCTTCGGCCTCTTTAAGCATTGACAACATTTTGTTTTGAATTCGTAATGCGGTAGATCTTTGCTCAACCAACTCATTATAAATTTCTTGCATTAAAGAAAGTACAGAATCTTTATTTAACGATATCTCTTTTTTTCTATTTCTATTCATAATTAATAAATATTTTAATACTGATTATTTATTTTTCTGACAGTTTCAATATATAATGTTTTGTATTTTTTTAAATAAATTCTTATTTCTTTTGTGTTAAGATTTGTCATTTCTCTCAAAGTTAAAAGAACAACATTCTTGTTGAACTTATTATTATCATTACCAATAAAAATATTTCCATAGTTGTCAAATAAATCAATAAGTGCAACCCCTAATTTTGATTCGTTTTCATTTAGTCTTGAATCTTCTACATAATTTTTTAAATCAATCAAAAACAATTCAATTATTTTTTCTGCGCCTATTTTTTCGAATTCCATATAATATACCATATCAGGTCTATTTTCTAAACTGGCTGAAATATCCTCATATGAAATTTTTCTGTTCATATCTTTTTGGTCTTTTTGGATTTGCCCCATTAAATAATTTTTGCAAATGGTACCAAAATATGAATATGCTTTTTTGTTTTTTGCCGGTCTAAATTTATCCACTTTAGTCATAAGAAAAGAATGTGTGTCTGTGTGGATGTCTTTATAATCCATATCTTTTCTATATAACTTATACCTTCTGATTATAGATTCTATCATCTTATCTAAAGGGTCTCTAAGAAATTCATTATATATTTCTTCTTTTTCTTCACGAGATTCGGCGGTGATGTATTTTTTCACCGCCTCTTCTTCACGGACATCAAAATAATTTGTTTTTTTTACCGTCTTTTGCTTTTCGATGCTGTTTTCATCATGGTTTAACTGCATTAAACATCTTGTGGTTCATATTTTATGTTTCTATCAGATGTAAAAAAATGTTCTTTTTTTGCTACATCTAACCAAAAGGTTATTTCATTATCAGAAATCTTTTCTTGACCAAATTTATAATTCCAAAAAATAGAACCTTCTCTCATGTTTGTATGTTTATAACCAATTCTAGGAATTGTCATAATTTTAATAGAATTGTAAGTTAATCTCAATAAAAACTCATACACAAAAGTAAGTTTTATTGATGGTTTGAATCCTCCATTATTTTCGAAAATTGATTTTTTTAAAACCATACCTGATGATTGAAAATTTTGGTATGTTAATAACACATCATTTGTTAAATAACCCATTTCGGTATTTAAACTTACTGCAAATGTGGCTTCATTAGTAAACCCCGCAAAAAGCCCTTTTTCATCAGTGTCTACAACTAAGGGTAAAAAGGCTTCGACTTCAGGGTATGACTCTGTAAATCTTTTTACATTTTTGAACCATATTGATGAGTACTCATCATCAAACTCTAAAATAGATACCCATTTACTCTTTGCGTTTTTAACTCCCATATTAACTTGGGTTGCGAAATCTTTTGATCCACTATTTTCAACTAAACTAACACTTAGGTTACCAAAATCATAGTTTTTTAAAATATTAACAAGACTTTCTTCTTGTGTGTGTACAATTACCAACTCATTAATGTCTACCGTTTGGTTTTGTAACGATTTGATTGATCTTTCTAACAGTTCTTCAAATGATCTGTGTTTTGAAGACTCAATAGGTAAAATTACCGATACGTCTAATTTTTGTTTTTCTTCCATGTTATTTTTCTTCTGATATTTTAAGTTTATCTAATTGTTCTGTGAACAAATCATGTCTAGTTTCAAAGTAATCGTTAAATGTATTTATAACCTGATCTTCAAAAACTTCTTTTTTATTATAATTGGATGATGTTTTTTGCATTTCAATATATAGTTCATCATTAATATTATCTTCTAACCAGTTTTGTGTGAAATTTGCAGCAACATCAACAATGTCATTAAATTCTTGTGTCCACACACCATTCATATCACTCATCCATTCTGGTTTTAGTGCTGGTATTTTACCAATTACAGGTGTATTAGATGACATAGACTCTAATGGGTATGTACCAAAACCTGACTCATAATCTACCCAAATCGATAAATAAGATTCTTTTAAAAATTTAGCAAAATCCTCCTGTTTAATACCTCTCATGTCCCTAAAAGTAATCCATCTATATTGTGGGTATTTTAAATAAAAAGTTTTGATTATTTTTGCAGTATCCCTTTGTTCTCTCGTGTGTATTGCGATAATTGGTTTGGAAGGTTTTTCTTTTTTTGTAAAGAATTCGCTGATGTATGGCTCAATAATGTCATAACTAACTCCTCTCATTATTTCTGACAAATGTTTTTTTTGTGTTTCGTTTGTTGTAATACATTTAATAAATCCATATTGAGACCAAGAAACGCCAGGAGGTAATGTTTCTAACATGTGGTCATACGCTTGACATAAAACAATTTTTCCACAAGGAAAACTTTTTAATTGGTCCATAACATGTCCATAAATTTCAGGAATAACAATGAAATCTTCGGGTGAAATAGCCAAATTCTGACCTTCAATTGGTTGGTGAGGTAACTCCATGTACTTAGGATCTAACCATTCTGAAACACCTTTGTAGTCGTTGGCTTCATGAATAATAATAGAATTATATCCATTATTTTTCAAAGTTAATGCTATGTCATAGATATATTTAATAGACGCCTTGGGATTACCTTTAGTGTCTTGAACTAAAAAATATAATCTTGCATTTTTGTTTTTTAAGTTTTCAATTGATTTCTCAATTTTTTCTAATTTTTCTAATTCCATTTTTTAAAACTTTTTAAGTATTTTATTTATTAATAGAGTATTGAATGATATCTTGAAAGGTATGGTTAAGTTTTTTGATCCATGTAACCCCAAACTTTCATCCAAGTCTTCTCTTTCTGTTAATATTACCTCGATCAAACTTTTAAAAGTTTCAAATCTTGTAACGCTTATTTGTTGTTCAGGTGTTTCTGTTTCTCCTGAGACAACGGGTAATACTGATTTTTCATAACTAACTTGCTTTTCTAATTCATCAATATCAATGTAATAATTTTCTCCTAAAAATTCTAACATATTTATAATTTTTTTAACACTTCGTCAAATTCTTTCAATGTATTTATTTCATATTCACAATCGACACTTTTATTGTAATTCGTATTATATTTGATAACAATTTTACCTTTCGGTTTTTCTAATAATAAGATAGGATTTGCCGTAAGTAAAATATCAATTTCATCCCACATTGAATTTATTGTTGAATTTGAGTAAAATTTAACCTTTTCCAATAGGCATCCGAACTTAGATAAGAAAAATAAAGATGCTGGTTTTGATTTACCCATCTCGTCAGAAACAATCAATAATTCATTATTATCTCTATATTTTAAATAAATTTCATTAAGATCATTAAAAGTAAAAGTTTCAGTAGAACCCGCATGACCAAAAATTTGCATAGCAAAATCTTCATACATAAATTCGTATAATTCATTTTCATCAATAAATTTGAAGTGATCTATTAAATTTAATGTTGTAACATCACTTAAAATTTTATATTCAAACTCTTCAGGTGTTGATATCTCTTCGGTATTTCCCGATATGTCTAACTCAAAAGTTTTACTATCGTCATTTTTTTCTTCAATCATATGTTTTTCATATAATTGAGTAAACTTACCAATAGTGTCCCTTAACACTCCATTAATTTCAATCCCTATTCTCTTCATATTTTTTTAATATTCTACTAATTAGTGGATTCCTTACCACATCCTCATCCCTAAACTCAAATACCCCTACATCATTTACATCATTAAACTTTCTAATTGCGTCATAAAGACCTGATTGTTTTTTGTCTTTATAACGGTCAGTTTGTTCAATGTCTCCTGATATAAAGAATTTACTATTGAAACCTATTCTTGTCAATAGTAATTTCATCTGATTTGGGCTTGAGTTTTGCGCTTCCTCAAATATTAAAATTGTATTATCTATATTCATTCCTCTCATATATGCTAAAGCAAATACCTCAATAATTTCAGCGTCCTTTAATTTTTCTCTTGCATCTTTACCTATAATTTTGTTTAATAGATAATAAGATGGGAAAATGTATGGATCTAATTTTTCTTCTAAATTACCGGGTAATGAACCAAGTTTTTCTTCTGCCTCAACTGCTGGTCTAACAATAACAAGTTTTTCATAATGATTGGTTGGGTCCATTAATAAATCTACGGCAGCTTTCATTGCTATATATGATTTACCAACACCAGCAGGTCCTGAACAAATAGTTATTTGATTATTTTTTAAAAGGTTATAATAATGTTCTTGATTCTCTGTAAGAAATTTATTTTTTACTTTTTTTTTGATAACTGAATTTATAAAATCTTTTCTTGAAAAGGGTTTGGATTCTTGTTCTTCAGATTGTTGTTGTGGTTTTTTTCTTGTCATATTATTTTCTTATAATATTATAGTTGTTTTCAAAATATTCAATAGTTTCTTTTAAACCTTCATAAAGCGGTGTGAATTTAAAATCAGGTAAATATTTTTTTATTTTTGAATTGTCACTTGGTTTTCTAAATTGCCCCTCTGGTTTTTCTTTATCCCAAATAATATTACCCTTGTAATTCATAATTTCTATTATAACATCAACAACATCTTTTATTGATATTTCATCAGATGTTGAAAGTATTATAGGTTCACTTTCTTCGTAGTTGTCTAAAACCCATTCTGTTAGTTTTGCAACATCACGGCTAAATATAAACTCCCTTAATGGTTTACCTGAACCCCAAATAATAAAATCTGTTTTATTTTCTCTTGCTAAGTAACATTTATGAATTAATGAAGGAATTACGTGTCCATTTACAATATCGTAATTGTCGTTTGGTCCGTAAATGTTTGTTGGAATTACTGATTTGTAATTTAATCCATATTGTTCTTTGTATGCTCTAATTTGTACATCTGCCATTCTTTTTGCATAAGCGTATGCATCATTTGAAAAATGTGGGGGACCTAAATGTATTTTTGATTCAGTAAGGGGATATTCTACATTATTTGGAAAAATACAAGTAGATAAAAAAGCCACAAGATTTTTTATATTATGTTGTCTTGATGATTCAATAACATTTGTATTAATCATAATATTATCATAGAAAAACTTACCCTTATGGTTCATATTTCCGCCAACACCACCAACTTTACCTGCACAATGTATGATACTATCAAAATTATTTAACCCAACTAACGTGTTGACTTCTGAGGTTATTCTAATGTCAACCTCTTTAGATGTTGGTTTAAAGTATTTATCTCCAATAAATTCTGATCCAACCAAACCATAACCACCGGTAACTAATATCTTATTTTGCATAGTAATCTAACCAATATTCAATCATTTCATCTAACATAGTTTCAAATGTGTATTTAGGTTCCCATCCCAATTTGTTTTTTAACTTTGAGGAATCTCCTTTTAAATCATGTAATTCTTCGGGTCTGAAATGTTTTTCATCAATAACCACATAGTCTTCATAATTTAAATTTAACTTTTTAAAAGTGTAATCACATAGTTCTTTAACTGAATGAGATACACCTGTGGAACAAACATAATCTTCAGGATTTTCAGATTGTAACATTAACCACATCGCTTCGACATAATCCTTAGCGTGGCCCCAATCTCTTGATGCCGACAAATTACCTAAATGTAATTTATCTTGTAGTCCTAAACTAATTCTAACCGCAGCCTTTACGACTTTATTTGTTACAAAATTAGTTCCCCGTCTTGGTGATTCGTGATTAAACAAAATCCCATTCCATATTTTCATACCATAAGAATTTCTATAGTTTCTACAAATATTATATGAAAATACTTTAGCACAACCATAAGGTGATACTGGATTCATTGATGTCGTTTCTCTTTGATATCCGTCGTCATCAATAGTATTACCAAACATTTCTGAGGAAGATGCTTGATATATCTTTGAATGTGGTGAAACCATTCTTACCGCCTCTAATAAATTTAAAGTCCCTAAACCTGTTGCATTTGCGGTGTAAATTGGTTGGTCAAAACTAATTCTTACGTGTGATTGAGCTGCTAAATTATAAACTTCATATGGCTGTATTAGTGAAATTACTCTGACTAATGATGCCATATCTGTTAAATCAGCATACTCTAAATTTACTAAATTTTGCTCTCTTAAGTGTTCAATTCTACTTGATTGGGTTTCTGAAACTGAATTTCTCTTAACTATACCCCAAACCTCATAGTTTTTACTAATTAGTAATTCGGCCAAGTATGACCCATCCTGACCATTTATACCGGTTATTAACGCTTTTTTCATATATTTTTTAAAAATACACGTAAAAACAATAAAGGTCAAGTTAATATTTTGAAAAAAAATCGGTGTCTGTTATACCTTTATCATCTATATAGTAATCGGCAGATATTTTAACACCCACCCTTAATTTATGATATTTCACACCCCAATTACTAAGTTGCTTTTCAGTTTTTTTATACCAATCTATTTTCGACTCAGAACCTCTAGCTGTTTCAATGATTATTGTATGACCATTATCAAATAGTTCATTAACTAGCTCAATCCTACTTTGGTAGGGTTCTGAATTTTCATAATTTAATCCATTAAGTTTACATAATGTACCATCTAAATCAAAACAATAAATTTTACTCACCTCTTAAAGTTTTTCTTTTTGATAATTCGCTTTTAATAACTTCTCTTGGGCCATAACCATTACCACTAGCTATCTCAATATCTCTAATACCTTTTATTAGTTTTATTAACCCACTAGGTTCAACTGAAGCCATTTGGTCACTACCCCATATTGATCTATCTAATGTGATATGTCTTTCAATCCATGTCGCACCTAATGTTGTTGCTGCAAAAGTTGTTGTTAACCCAAATTCATGTCCACTATAACCTATTTCTTTGTTAGGGTATTTTTCAGTTAACCATTTAATATAACCTAAATTTAATTCGTCTATTGGTGATGGGTAAGTTGAATTTGTATGAAAAATCAAATCTGGTTCACAAATATTTATACATTTAACAATTTCTTCTTCAGTACTCATGCCAGTTGAAATCATTAAATAATCAGATTTTTCTTTTGCGTATTTAATCAATTCGTCATTAGTTATTAATGCAGATGGTATTTTCATCATTATTTTTTCTTCATCATTAAATTTAGTAGTATATTGACTCATAAAATCAACTGAACCTAAATCCCACACAGATGCAAACCAACCTATTTTCTTTTCTCTACAATACCTATCAATTTCATCATATTCTTCTTTACCAAATTCTATTTTATGTTTATATTCTAAATAAGTCATTTCACCCCATGGTGTTGATTTAATTTTATTTTTTTCATCCTTTGGAACACAAACATCTGGATTTCTTTTTTGAAATTTGACGTAATCACATTTTGCTATAACAGCAACGTCAATTAATTTTTTTGTCATTTCTAATGAACCATTGTGGTTTATACCTATTTCACCAATAATTTTTGTTTTCATAATAATTTTTCTATTAATTTTAAATCGTCTATAGTATCAACTTGAAAGCTTTTTGAATAAGGCATTTCAATTATACCAACGTTATTGTTATATCTTAATTTATTTTTGATTAATGATTCTTTTTTTGTTATATAAAAAGCACCATTTTCAACAAATAATTCTTTAATTTCTTGTCTCATTGGTCTGTTATTAACATCCCAGTTATGTGGAGTTATTTTATTATCAATGTTTTCCCATCTTGGTAACCAATGTTCTTTATAGCCGCTAAATACTGAATCAAAATTATTATTTAAAATTAATTCAATACCTTCGTTTATATAATCATGAGTTAATAATGGAGAAGTAGCTTGTATAAAAACTAAAACATCAAAGTCAACATTGTCTGAAAAATATAATAACGCTTCTTCACTTTTACTAAAGTCAGTTGATATTTCTTTTGGCCTAATAAGAATATTAGCACCATTCATTTTACTAACATTAGCTATTTCTTCATCATCAGTGCAAACCCATGTTTCATTAACTTTTGAGTTTATTGATGCGTCTATAGTGTAATTAATCATTGGTTTTCCTTTCAACGGATAAATGTTTTTCCTAGGAATACCTTTCGATCCACCTCTAGCCAAAATTACTGAAACTATTTTCATTAATTTAATGGTTTATAAATTACATTATATTCAAAACTTAAAAAACTAATCATTTTTTCTTCAATATAACCATTTTTATATAATTTTTAATATAAGTCAAAATAAGATATTTTATCCATAATTGTTTTTTAACTTTTGTTATTTATTATTATTTTTAATTTTTAAAAATTCGTTATAATCAAAAATATAATCATTTATGTCATATTCTGTTGAGCAAACTACAATGATTTCTGAATTAATATCCATAAATTCTTGACTGTCCCATATTAATTCTGGGATTAGTATGGCCTCACCTTGTGTTAACGTTATTTTTTCTTTTTTAGTTCCATCATCTAAAAAAACATCCACAATTCCTTTACTACAAATTAAAAATTGTTTTGTAGTAAAATGAGAATGGCAGCCTCTAATTAATCCGGTTGGAACATCTTTAACTATGAAAAATCTTTTCGGTTCAAATTCTAATTCATTAAATTCGAATGGTAATAATAAACCTCTCTCATCTAAAAAATTTTTTAATTTTATTTTTTTATTTTCCATTTTTGTATTCGTTTACTTTATCAAAAATATAATAAATTTCAGAATTAGTTAATAGTTCATGGAATGGAATTGAAACCGTTAATTTTGATTTTTCTTCTGAGTTAGGGCAATTTGCGTCATGTTTTAAATAAACTGGATGTAAATGCATTGATTCATAATGAATACCGCAAGAAATATCACTATTTTTCATAAAGTTAATAAATTTATCTCGTTTATTAACTTCTATCCTATATAAGTGGTTGCTGGTATTATCATACCCAAGTTCTTTATTGTATAATTCTCTAATTGTTTTTAATTTTTCTAACTTATCAGAATATAAATTAAAATTTTTAAGTGCTATATCACATTGCATTGAATTCATATACATTTTATAACCGACAAAATTAATTTTTCTTTCCCAGTTATTTGGTGAATATGACATACCATTTAAAGCTAATTCTTTTAATTTTTTAATTTTTTCAAAATCATCTGATACAATCATTCCGCCATCACAACTACCAACTGGTTTGGTTGGGTAAAAACTAAAAATCATTAAATCATTTGAATTACATTCTTTTTTAAATTGGTCTTTTTCTAGTTTTTGAGCTGAGTCGATAACTTTATAATCACCAAAATCATGTAACAAATAAGAATCACCAACCCAATTAACATCGTCATAAAATTCATAATCATTTCCAGAGGTTATAATAGCATTTAAAACAACTGGTGGTATCATACTAGGTACTTTAATTGAAAGTCCTTTATACTCCGTTAATAATAAGAAAATAGCACTAGTTGCACTATTAAACGTTGCAGCGTATTTAGCACCAACATAATTAGCAATAGTTTCTTCAAATTCGTTTACAATTTTATCATGTAATAAATTTGAATACTTACTAGTATCTATAATATGATTATTTAAATTAAATAAGTTAATCATATTATATTATAATAAATTCTAAACTTGTTATTAAACTGTTAGGTGTCCCATTGTATAAGTCGATACCACCATTTTTAAATAAATTTCTATAAGAAGCATATGTGTTATCTAAATTTGCTAGGTTTTGTCTTTCCATCTGTTCACCTTGTTCTTTGTTATAAACATTAAACCATTCGTTATAACCCATTCTAACTAAAACACTTTCTGATTCTTCATAAAAATGTTTTGATTGATTAACATGGTTAACCCAACTATGGTCAATACCCATAATAATAACTTCATTTATATTTTCTTCTTTAGCGACAAGATAACCAATTTGTAACCCTATTTGTGAAACACTTATATACGAATCAACGTTATTTGGTAATGTTTCTGGGAAATGACCATTTTCAGACCAAAAAATAACTTCATTATTTTTAAACAGTCCGTTATCTTCAACCAAAGGTTTTTGGTCTATATGAACCATTATTTTTGTTGAACTATTTAATTTTTCTTCGCATTCTTTAAACCAAGCTACTCCCATATCATAACTAATAGGATGATGTAAATTTCCAAAAATATGATATTTAATATTCATATTCTGAAATTCTGGATGAACAAAAAAATTACTAATTGTAACACAAGGACTATCTTTTATTTTTTTTAAATCTTGGTCCTTAATAGATGGGCCGCAAGCAAATACATAGCAAGTTTTCATATATAATATTTTTTATAAGTTTCTATTGTTTCGTTAAAGTAATCATCATATAATGATTTAATTTGTTGGTATTTCATAAATTCTTGATTATTAGGTTCATTAGTTGCCTCATAATTGTTTTTATCAAAATTTGGTTTGAATTTCATAAAATGAACAAATATTAATTTTTGTGGTTTACCGTTATAGATAATTTCTTTATTTTCATCAGTAAAATTAGAATAATCATATAAATGAAAATTAAATGGTGCACCGTGACCTAATTTTTTGTCAATTACACATAATTCTTTTTCATACTTAGGTAAAAATAATTCTAAATATTTTTGGTCGCCACATCTACCATGACTTCTGTGATATTCATGATTTTTAGTTTTATTAAGTGACCACCAATAATTAATTGATTCATTACCTATATTATCATTTTTAAAATAAACAATCCCAACATTGAAATCACCAACTCTGCTACCATAAAAAGTATGTCTATGTCTTATTAAACCAATTGATTTATCACCTATTTCATCATATATTGTATCTAAATCATTGTAAAAATATAAATCAGAATCACAGTATAAAACAGAATCTAAATTGTTTAATAATTTCATTGTAAAGTATGATGCTAAACTCCAACAAAATTCATCATATTTTAACTCATTTTTAGTGTTTAACAATTCATTATCGGTTGTTAAATAATTGTTTAAATTATAAATTACTAAATTTTCTAAATTTAAATTTTTTAATTTTTGATAAGCTAAATCATCTAAACAAAGATAATGTAAAGTAAAATCACCAGCATTCTTAATTAGTGATTCATATAAAACTAAACCTTTTAATAGATAGTTGTTATCTGAAAGTGTGCATAAATGTCTCATAATTTTTTAAAAATATATCCTTTGTATGCTGACGTATTAATTCTTGGAGCAAAACCTCTACCACCTAAAGCGTCAAAACTTTTTAAATGCTCATATCCATTATCGACAACATAATTTATAAATTTATATTCACCAAAAAACCAGCATGGGTATATTGCTTTATAAATGTCTGGTGGTACTATTTGTATTGACAATCTATCTTTGTCACCGTCAATCATTGACATTCTATCTAATAGAATCCAATCAAACTTATAATCAAAAACAGATGTTAATATTTCTTCTGTGTTTTTAATGTACGGAAAAACACCCGAACTAATAAAACAATTTGGTTTAGTTTCGGCTAAACACTCATCAATAGTATAATAAAATTTAATATTATCATCCTCAAAAATTTCTTTACCAGTAGTAACAAAATTTCCTTGTTCGATAATGTTCCATCTAACTTTATAATCTTTTAAATATTTTTTTAATTGAAAAAAGGTTGTACCTAATGACCCACCAAAATCGATTAAATTAATTTCATTGTTTATCGCAGTTTTTTTAATCCATTCCAACAATTCAAAAGCATATTCTGGTTCACCAACTATGATGCAGCCATCCCTTTCGTAAATATCTTCTCTATCTTTGGTTGTTAATAATATATTCTTAACTTGTTCTAAAATGCATTCGTCTGAATAACCAGTACATTCTTTTTCAGCGTCATCCCATGTAGGGTAATCACCACTCCACCAATAACCATGTTTATTGATTTGTTCGTTATAAAATTCACTCATGTTAAATTTTGTATTTATTTTTGGTTTCAATTAATTTATTAAAATAATCATTATAATATTCATATATCCTAGGATGTCTTAAATGTGAGTTATTCCATTCACCTTCTCTGTCTACTTTAAATGTGTTGTTTTCATAGTTTGGTGTAAAGTGAGAAAAATGTATAAATAACATTTTTTGTCTTTTACCACCCCAATCTATGTAATCACCATCATAACCATATAATGTAAAATTCCATGGTGCACCATGACCTATTTCACTGTCAATAACGCAAACATTATCTTCACCGAATATAGGTCCAAACCCTTCCAAATAAACTTGGTCGCCAACTCTGCCATATTCAGCAAACCATTCGTTTGTTGGGTCCATCACACAATCTCTCCACCATTTTAAGCATTTATAACCTATTTCGTTATTTTTAAAATAAACAACACCTACGTTATAACCACCGACATGATGTCCTATTGGTACATGTCTATGTAACATTATACCTATACTTTTATCGCCAATTGTTTTAATAATAGAATTAGGGTCATCATAAAAAATAATGTCTGAATCAACATATAAAACATCCGCTAAATTATATTTTTTAATAACATATTCAGTGAAAAACGAGCCAAGTGCAAAACAATATGTACATTCATGTGAATTTGGTTTATAATCTGTATTCTTTTTTAAAGTTTCAAAATCTTCATCGTTTTCAAATTCTTTTATGCTTATTGGAATTACATTTTTATTGTTAATTTCATTTAATTTATTTAAACTATCATCATCCATACAAAAATAATATATGTTTATATCGGTTGCTGAGAATTTAGTTAGTGAGTCAATTAATAATAAACCATTTATTAAAAAGTTTTTGTCAGATAAAGTACATATGTTAATCATTATTATTTATTTTTTTATAGATTAAATCATCGGCTATTAAATATTTTTTAGCTAATTCATAATTAGTTTTTATTACTTCTAATTTACTGAAATAATTATTTAAAGTCAATGTATTTTTCATTTTTTTTAAATCGTTTATATCGTCAAAAATAATAAATCCATCCAAATCAAAAAATTCACATATAGAAGGACAACCCCAGTATATTGGTATCGTACCAGTTATTAAACAATCTATTAATTTTTCAGTAAAATAATAATCTTTTTTAACATTTTCAATTATGACGCTATATCTGTAATCTTTTAAACCTTCTGATTTATTTTCAATTTGGTTATTGAATCCGTACACATCTAAATTATCAATAACATCGCTAAATGCTATTTCATGTCTTAATCTATGGCCATATGTTGATTTTTTGGCTGATAAAATAATTGAAGTGTCTTTTGTCTTTTCGTGTATTATCCTATTTTCTTCTTCAATCCAACAACCACCAATTGGTACCAACACAAATTTTTCAGACAAGTTTAATAATTCTTTATCAAAAGTAAAAATTTTATCGAACTTTTCAAAATTGTCTTTTATGTATTCATATGCATGTGGTGTTATTGCTGGTGATTCTAATAACCATGCGAATTTTTTAACGCCATTTATATTATCAACAAATTTTAATGTTGTGTCAGTCATAACAATATGGTCACCTATTTTATCCCTTACCCATTTAAATTCTGTAGGTTTATTATACCAACTAGATGAATGAGCGTGAGAAAAAATATTATCTAAAATATATAATTCACTTTTTAACATACAACGCATCTCCCCAAGTTCCACCATCCCAAGTCGTTTCAACTCTTTCAAATCCGTATTGACCTAAAAACATATCTAAATCTTCTATTCTGGCACAACCTTTATATAGTTCAGCCCTATTAACTTCAGTCATTATGTAGTCAATATTTTTAAGATATTCAGATCCCCCTTTAAAAACCTCTAGTTCATAACCTTGTACATCAACATTGATAAAATTATAGTTTTCTTTATCTTTTATGAAATTATCTAACTTTGTAATTTTAACTTTTTCTCTTCCATTAAATTGAATGTTGGGGTGTTGAATTAAATGGTATTCTGGTTCCAAGACCGAACTTGATTGTCCTTCATTTATTGTTTCAGTATACATCTCAACTTCACCTTCAATGTTTCCGAGAGCGGTATTAATAATAATTGCCGACTCGCCAACATTTTGTTTAAGCCTGTTAAATGTTTTTTGTACAGGTTCAAAAAACATAACATTTGATATTCCTAATTTTTGATAGGTACCAAATTCTTGACCAACATGTGCCCCGATGTGTAAAACACCTTTTATTTTAAGGCCATACTTTAACTTTAAATTTTCTAAATTTAACAACATAATTTTAAATTATTAATTTATTGTTTTCATATTTGACTTTTATTTTTTTCCAATCATTCTCATATATTGAATGGTAGTCTTTTTCGCCTTTAGGTCCAAACCAAACTGACGGAACAAATACTTTTTTATCTTTATTTGTATTAAGATAAGAACCCCACCAAGAAAATGAAGAGTTACACATAATATTATGATTACATAAACTCATCGCCCAAAGTTCTTCATAATCTTCTAACCCATCAACAACTATTGAGTTTTTATAGGTTAAGTTTTCCTTTACCCATTCTTTATCATTTGAAAAAATAAAAACGTTTGAATGTTCAAGTTGACTTATACATTCATCAAAATAACTTTTGTCTAAAACCGGTAAAATTTCAGATATCCCTAAATAGTCGCCTCTTCTTACATGAATTGAAACTGAATTTTTATTGAATATTTCAGGGTATAAATTTTTTATTTTGTTTTTAAATTCTTCGGTTGGTAAAAACATTTCTTGTATTTCTTTTTTAAAATTTAAAAAGTTTTCACTACTTTGAAAATAACCATAAAATTCAGTTGGTTCTGTGTAAGTATATTCAGTTTCATAGTGAGCCCAAGTAATCTCATTAATTCTTTTTGTTGGTATTTTAATATAATCAAAATTTATATTTCTAAATATGTTATTTTGATATTTTGTTGGTTGATTACCTTCCATTGGAATAAAAGCAACATTATTAAAAATAACTGATGTATTACTTTTTAATCCTTCTGCCGTGGCCTTTGCAATTTGAAACATTTGATTACCGAGACCTCCCATCAAATAACTAGTCAAAAACATTACTATAATTTTTTATATTTTGGTGAATTTCTAATAATATTAGAACATCTGTATTGTTCGTGTGCAGATCCTGAAGAAGAACCGGGTTTGTGGTCGTTATACGGGTTTTGTTCATTATAAACGTATAAAATATTAGGTATATATTCATAATGATTTTCACCGGCCATCTCTACCATAGGAAAAGAATATGCCGCGTCTCCCGCAGATTTAAAATATTCACCATTTTCATCTAAAAATGATTTTTGTTCAATATTTCTCCATAGATGAACTTTCCATGTTCTAAGGTGAGAAAATAAGAAAGTATCAGTTCTAACAGTTTCAGGATTAACTTTAGATGAAAACCCAAATCTACCGTCTGAATAAACAAAACTACCGTTTGTTATCCAAAGGTTTTTATTATTTTCATATTTGTTATTAATTAATGATAATACTTTCGTGTTTTCTAACCAATCGTCGCCGTCTAACTCGATCATAATATCTTCATCATCAAAAAGACTTTCATCCATTAATAAGTCATCAATATTTTTTAACTTATATTTTTTTTCCGTATTTATTATAAGTTTGAACCTATTATCATCTTTAATTTTATTTTTTATAATATCTATAGTGTTGTCATTTGACATATCGTCAACTAAATACATTTCAAAATTTTTAAATTCTTGATTCATTACAGAATCAATACATTTTGTAATGTATTCCCCAACATTCCAAAAACAACTAACAATTTTAATCATTTAAAATTTTTATATATTCTTCTTTTATTTTTTTTGCAACTTCAAGTCCATTGAACTTTGTAACATCGTTAGGTACTTCGTGTTTTTCTTTGTTTAAAATATAACCATTTTCATCCACATTGTAAATCCATCCTGGTTTTCCACAAAGCCAACCTTCAATTGTTGTTCTACCTAAAAGTATCCCCGCAGTTTCAGAACAATTTTTAACAAACATCTCAACTTTACTTGTTGCATCAAAATGTTTTACGTGTGAATTTTTTAATAAATCATTTAAATAATTTGATTTATTTTCACCAACAATCCAAAATTCTTTACCTATTTCTTTTGTGTATTCAACAAGATCTTTAATTGCGTTTTCTCTTAAATAATCTAAGGTTCCTACAAATAAAACGTATCCATTGTCTTTTGTGTTTTTTGTGTTAAATCTTTCAGTATCAATTGGATTATAAATTACTTCAGTATTATTAACATCAATATTAAATTTTGTTGTTATATGTTTCTGTATTTCAGGTCTAATACAAATATATTTTTTAATTGTTTCATTAATTACAGGATTTTCAAGTTCAATAACTTCAGAATGAATTGTTGAAATTTTATCAATGTTTGGGTACATCTGACATATCTGTTCTGTAATTGGTGTGTGTTGAGTATGTATTATATCATAATTTACTTCACCTATTTTATACATAACGTTTGGTTGTGATGGTTGCATACCTTGTGGCGTATTCAAACTCCACTTTCCGTCACCTAATTTAAAACCAGGAGGATTGCTAAAAGGTAAAACTTTAATACCTTGTTGTTGTGCTATTTTCGATAATGGACCATCAATATCTGATAGTACTGTAACATCACAATTTAATTTTTTAAGACCCTTTGCTAGTTCATAAACATACATTTCTGATCCTGTGAATGTTTCAAAAAATAAACAAGAAAGTAAAACTTTAATAGGTGAATTTATTGTGAGATTTCTTTTTACTTTAACGGGTAATATTTCCTCATATTTTTTTGCAAACACCTCTCTATTTTTTTCCCACTGTTCGTTAGTTTGACCTATTGATTTATGTGTGACTCTAACATCATACATAACACCAATTTTTACACCTTCAATAAAATTCCTAAAAGAAAAATCAACATCATAAAAGTGAAATCCTTTTATTTCTTCATTAAATCTTTTTTTAATGTTATTCTTATTTACAACAATAAAAAGACCGTCAACTAAAACAACATCATCCAATTGGTTACCTTTGCTTTGTGAATATTTTGATTCCCATTTTTTTCCACCATGTTCGTGATTTACAATACCTTTCATTTTTGAAAAGTCTTCCCACCATCTACCTGATTTTGGCATGTTTGTGGTTCCTGCCAAACCTAAAATACCATAATCTTGACTTCTTTTAAAATGATTTAATATCTTTTGAGCCCAATTTTTTGAATCAAAATAAACGTCATCATGCATTAAAACAATAATATCATTTGATGATTGGTCTAATATTTTATTATATACCTCAGTTAAAGAGTATTCGCCGTTATTTTCAAAAGGGATAACTTCAGGTTTTGAAACTCCTGAAGTTTTTTTCAACATTTCAATAAATGTTGGATCTATTTTTTTTGTTGAGAACCCTATTGTTATCATAAACCTGTACTACCAAATCCTTTATCGTTTCTATCTTTTTCTTTTATTTCTTCAACCTTAACTAAATTAACCCACTTTCCATTTACTACAGGACAAAGAACTGCTTGTGCTATTTTTTGACCCTTTTCTATTTTAATTCTTTCATTAGTAGTATTAAATATGATAACTTTAATTTCTCCCTGATATCCGCTATCAACAGTACCTGGTGAGTTTAAAACCATAAGTCCTTGATTTAGTACCAATCCACTTTTACTTCTAACCTGTATTTCATAATTTTCAGGTATGTCAAATCTTAATCCTGTTGGTACTAATAACCTACTATTTGCCTGAACCCATAATTCTTCTGTCGATCTTAAATCAAAACCAGAGTCAGACTCATATGCGTATTCGGGCTCTTTATTATCCGTATCGTTCACATATTCAACAGATATTTTGTTAATAACATTTTGTGTCAAACTTTCATTGAAGTGTTTTTCAATTTCATCCATATCAATTCCTAAAGAATCTAACA